TGGGCCGCCAGGGCTGCCGCCAGGGCCGCCGTCTGGGACGCCAGGGCTGCCGCCAGGGCCGCCGTCTGGGACGCCAGGGCTGCCGCCAGTGCCTCCGCCTGGGACGCCAGTGCCTCCGCCTGGGCCGCCAGGGCTGCCGCCAGGGCCGCCGTCTGGGACGCCTGGGCCGCCCAGACGCAGCGTTTCGGGGAGATGCTGGAGGAGGTGCGCGATGAGTGATAGTGACAAGTGTCCGAAGTGCGGGGCTGAATTTGCCTATACAGAAGCACCGGGGTGGACAAACTGGAAGTGTCTATCGTGCCGGAATCGTCACGGAGAGTTTTCTACTTCGCCCGAGTGCTACCTCCGCCAGCTCGCCCAGCGGGACGAGCGGATCGCCAAGCTGGAGTCGGATATCCTGCTCTACAAGGGCCGGCTGGAGTACCTGGCTCGCACCGTGGTATTCGACGGCCCGCGCATGGACCTCGGGGGCGGCCTGTCGTCCGAGACACTCCAGACTTCCAGCCTGGAAGCCGTGCTGGCTGAGCGCGCGGAGGCGAAGGCTCACATCGCCGCCATCAAGCCGCTGGTGAGGGCGGCATGGGCGGTAGTTGAGTGGTGGGCCGAAACAGACGGTGACGATTTCGTGGCGTTCGCAGCACCGCCAGAGGCAGGGGTGATGGTCAAGGCTGCCCGCGCCCTTCCTGCCGAGGAGCGGGCGTGGTGGGAGGAGGCGTGAGCCTCGCCTACCCTGCGCACCACCGCTACCTGACCCGCGTGTGGTTCGTGCACGCCCTGCGCTCCGCATGGTTCGACACGCAAGACCGTGACCTGGATTGGCTCACGGAGGAGAAGGCCCGGCTCGCCAAGGAGCCCATCGTTACCAACCGTGACATGGCGCTGCGCCTGGTGGTGGATGCCCGCTTGGAGGGCGTCACCCTGGAATCACTGGTGGAGCGAGAAGAGGAGGCGTATCGTGATCGACCCGAAGGCTGACTGGCGCCACGTTCCGCTGGTGCTGGTTGACACAGAGACGACTGGCGTCGACCCGCAGACGGCCCGCATCTGGGAGTTCGGGCTGTTCCCGTGCGCCCATCTGCGCAGGCCGCTGGCCTTCGTCCCCGGCGCTGTCCTCGTCGATCCTGAGCAGGAGATTCCCGAGGCGGTTGTGAACCTGTGCCGCCTGGACGAGGCTACGCTCGGGATGATTCTCCACGCTCGTCCCATGAGCGACGTTGGCGCCCTCGTGCGCGATCGGCTGGATGGCACCGTGGTGGTCGGCTACAACGTGCTGGGCTACGACTGGCCGCTGATCAAGGCCGAGTATGAGCGGGCGAACCTGGCCCCCCCGACTCCCGGCGCCATCATCGACGTGATGGTGCTGTTCAAGGAGTTGTGCCTCGGGCGGAAGGCCGGCCTGAGCGACGCCCTCGCCTGGTTTGCGTTGTCCCTTCCCGGCGGCGCTGCGATGCACCGCACCAAGGCCGACTGCACTGGGACGCTGCTGCTGCTGGAGGCCCTGGAGCCTGAGCTACCGACCACCCTGGAAGACCTGATCGTCTTTCAGGCGTACGCGCAGGCGCGCCAGCGTGCCGACTTCGAGCGGTACTCGTACTGGCTGCGCAGCGGTCCCAACGGGCGCCTGGTGTTGGCGTGCGGGAAGTGGGCCGGCACCCCGCTCGGTCTCGCTGATCCGGGCTACCTGCGGTGGGTGTTGGACAAGAGCCGGAGCTGGGACAACCCGCCCCCTGAGGCCACGCTGGAGGCGTTCCGGCAGCGGCTCGCGCCGCCTGTTGCCGCGGCTCCGTAGGCGGGTACAGTTCGGGTACAGTGACGCTGGGGGCAGGATTCCTGCTGCGAAATGAGGCTGCTCGACTGCCCCAGCTTGTCGGCGATGCGCTCCAGCTTCTGACGCTGGAGGAGGTGCGCGTGTGGTTGCGGCTCGGCACCCGCAGGGCTGCGCTCAACTGGTTGCGCCGACACGGCGTGCAGGCCATCGCGACCGGGGCAGGGTACAGGGTTCCGGCTGAGGCAGTGATGCAGGCCGGGGCACCGCGCCCGCTCCCTGGGGCCAGGGTGATGCCGCGACCGCACGTCCCGCGCCCCGGCGGTCTACTGCGCCAGGTGCAGGGTCGCATGCGCGACGGAGCGTCCGCCTAGCTGCCCAAGTTGACAATCTGTCGCCATTGTGATAGGATGCAAATGGGAGGTGCGAATGTACGTAATCGACACGCAGGGGTTGCCGTCCGCCATCGTGCAAGCGGCCATGAATGACCCGTATGACGCGGGGGAGTGCGACATTTCGGTGACCCGGCTGATCCAGCCGCCCCGTCTCGTCCGCCTCGTCAAGCTGTTCGGCGACCAGCTCCAGGTCGAAGCTGCTGACCTTGTCCGCACCATGCTGGGGCAAGCCGTGCACGCCCTGTTGGAGCGGGCCGAGCCCGTCGCCGCTGCCGCCGAGCAGCGCCTGTACTGCGACTGTCTCGGGTGGCGCGTCGGTGGCAAGTGGGACCGCCTGGAGCTAGATCGTCCAGAGGGCGTGGTGCTGCAAGACTACAAGTGCACCTCCGCCTGGTCGCTGGTCGGCGGGTCGCGCTCCACGGAGTGGGCCGAGCAGCTCAACCTCCTCGCCCACCTCTACCGCGCCAACGGCCTGGACAACGTGCTGGGTCCGCTCGTCGGGCTGGAGATCGTCGCCATTCTGACCGACTGGCGCCCGAGCGAAGCGAAGCGCATCCCAGGCTACCCCGGCAGCCGGATCGTGGTGCAGCCGCAGGTGATGCTGGAGCCGAGCATCGCCTACGCGTTCATGGAAGGCCGGGTGGCCATGCACCAAGCCGCCGAGCACGAGCTGCCGCGATGCACCCCCGAGGACCGCTGGTGGAACGAAAAGCAGAGGCGCTTCATCCGCTGCGAGGAATACTGCCCGGCCCGGTCAGTGTGCTCGCAGCGTTTCGACACCAACTAGGAAAGGAGGGCACATGGGGTTCCAGAAGGCAACCAAAGAGCAGAGCAAACTGAGGCTGGCCATCTACGGCCCAGCGGGGAGCGGCAAGACCTTCACCGCGCTCCGCATCGCGAAGGGGATCGTCGGTCCCGAGGGTCGCATCGCCGTGATCGACACGGAGCGAGGCACCGCATCAAAGTACGCGGACCGCTTCGACTTCGACGTTGACAACGTGCAGACGGCCACCATCGCGTCGCTGGTGGCGGAGTTGAAGGAAGTGGTGGCAGGGGGGTACGACTGCCTGATCATCGACTCCCTGTCGCACTACTGGCATGACCTGCTCGCCGAAGTGGAGCGCATCGCGAAGGCGAAGTACAGGGGCAACACGTGGTCGGCGTGGAGCGAGGGGACGCCCAAGCAGCGACTCCTCATTGACGCCCTCATGGCGCTGCCCTGCCACCTCATCTGGACGATGCGCAGCAAGACGGAATGGACAACCGAGGGCGAGAACAAGAACAAGCCGGTGCGCGTCGGCCTGTCGCCCGAGCAGGGCAAGGGCATCGAGTACGAGGCCGACTTGCTCATGAGCATTTCCATCGAGCACGTGGCGATCATCGAGAAGGACCGCACGGGCAAGTTCCAAGACATGACGATGGAGCGCCCCGGTGAGGAGTTCGGAGCCGCCCTGCGCGCCTGGCTGAGCGAGGGTGCCGCACCCGCGCCGAAGCCGAAGGGGGATGCGACGCCCGACGAGAAGTTCATGGCGGAGATGGACAAGCTCCGCAGGCTCGCGGTTGCCGGGTTGATCCAACTCGACAACAGCGACGACCCCCAGGTTGAGTTCATGGCGCGGTTCAACCGCCTGTGCGACTCCCTCGACCTCCCGTCCGACGTGGACTGGGACATGCTGCCGCAGCTCGTCAGCGACCGCTCCAACCGGCTCCGTCTGTACCGCTCGCTCCAGGAGATGGCTGCCGCCCTCGCCAAGGAGCACCCCCTCCCCACCCCCGACCAGAGCGTGGCCGCGCAGCCAGCGGCCTGACAAGGAGACCTGACAGATGGCGATGAAGCTCCGCAAAACCCTGCACTTCGCCGGCCGCAAGTACAAGGACCGCGACGGCAACGAGAAGACCGTGTGGACCCAGTGTGGCGTGGCGCTGCACGACCCGCAGACTGGCTCCGAGAGCATCCACCTGGAGTTCCTGCCGCTCACCATCCCCGAGGGCGGACTGTGGTTCCGCCTGTTCGACCCGAAGCCGAAGGGTGAGTCCGCGGGCGGTGGCGGCAGCCGGAACTCCGGTGACGGCTTCCCGCCGGACGAGGGCGACGGTGACGTGCCGTTCTGAGTCGCAGCGCGATGACGACGAGGCGGGGCCGGAAGGCCCCGCTTCCTTCTCGGGGGAGGAGGTGAAGGTGCATCCGCTTACGAAGACGTGCCGGGAGATGGCCGGGGACGCACGACTGCGAAGGCTTTCTCCAGCGCACCGGTGGCTGTGGGTTGTCCTGGTCGGGGCCGCAGACGACGCCGCCCACGTCCGGGTGGCCCCCGGCCTTCCGTACTCGACGGCTGAGCTGGCCGATGCCGCCCGCATGAGCGAGGCGGACGTGCAGGACGGGCTGGCCTCCATGTGCAACGCCGGGCTCCTCAGCCCCGTCGCCGACGGGTATGAGCACCTGGCGCCTTGCCTGCGTGGCAACACCTCCACTGAGCGCGTGCGCCGTTGGCGGGAGCAGCAGAAGGAGGGGCCGGAGTACCCCGAGGAGCTGCAGTTGGAGCAGCAGACCCTCAGCCAGCCCAGCCCCCCCGAAGAACGGAGCGCCCACCAGCGGCAGCCGTGGCTGATCCGCCCGGAGGTTGCCCCGAACGACCTGCGTGACCTCTGGAATGCCATCTGCGCGCCGCGCGGGTTGGAGCTTGTGAAGTCGCTGGGCCACAAGCTGTTCGGCATGGCCCAGGCAGCCTGCAACGACATTCACACCAGGGCGGAGTGGGAGCAGATCATGCGTGTGGTCGCGGACAACCCGTGGCTGTGCGGTGCCAACGACTCCGGCTGGCGCGCATCCCTGTACTGGCTGCTGTCCAAGGACAACGCGCACAAGGCGCTCGCTGGCGCGTATTCGCGCGGGTCCGCCCGGCAGTCCAGTGGGCGCCTCAGCGGTCCCGCGGCTGGCGGCGGCGAGTGCCGGCCCGATGAAGTGGCGAACGGCATCTCCAGGAAGGCGGTGGTGGTATGAAGCCGGGCGAGGCTCTGCTGAAAAGGCTCGGGATTGAGCCCCCCGCCGTCAACCCTGAGTGCACAGCCTGCGGCGCCGAGCTGACGTACCGTGAGCTGGACGGCTGGGACGCCGACGGCAAGCTGCTGTGCGGAGCGTGTCGAGAGCGCAACCGTGAGGCGTTGGAGCGGGAGCGGTTGTCCGCCGAGCTGCAGCGCCGAGCGGATAACATCCAGGCGCATCTCGCCAGCCGCTGCGGCGTCCCGAAACGCTACCTGGGGTGCTCGCAGGAGACCTGGGACGGTCGCTTCCCCGTCGCGCTCGCGTCGTGGAATGGTGACCCCGACACGGTTCTGCTGATCGGCCCCACGGGGACGGGCAAGACACACTTGGCCATCGCGACCCTGCGGTCCTGGGTGCTCCGCGGACAGGATGGCCTCTACTTGAGCATGGTGCCCGCGCTGACGCTCCTGAAGTCGGACCTGGAGCGCGGGCGCGAGCTATTGGCCGTGTGGGCTGCGCAGCCGCTCCTGGTGTTCGACGACTTTGGCCGGGAGCAGCGCACCGACTACGCCGTGGACATGATCCGCTACCTGGTGGAGAGCCGGTACAACGCCATGCTCCCCACCATCGTGACCACGAACCTGAGCGACAACGATCTGGCCAAGTACGACTCGCCCCTGGCCTCGCGCCTGGCGAGCGGGCTCGTGCTGAAGACCACTGGCCGAGATCGCCGCATCCATGGAGGTGATCTTGAGTAGGCTGAACCTTCGGCAGAACAACCAACTGGAGCGCCTGCGCGCCGTCGGCTCCGATATCCTGGACGCCCTCGACAGCTTCGGCAGGCTCAACCGCGCCCAGCTCGCAGACCTCATTGGCGTGAGCGAGCGGACTGTGCGCGCCGCCATCGCCGTCCTCAACGCCGACGGATACCCGGTCGTGAGTGACGGCACCGGATTCGTCGCCGACCCCACCGTGGAGCAGATGCAGCGTTCCCTCGGGCGCCTCGAATCGGCCGCGAACATGATCAACCTGCGCTGTTCCGGGTTGCGGCGCATCCTCCGCGCCCGCCTCGGCACCGCATTCCCCATTCCGTCGCAACCGATGCTGCCTCTTGACACTCCGGCGCTTCTGTGATAGTCTCTTACTAGGAGGTGCAGAGAATGGCTCTGAGACCCGTTGACGCGACGAAGCTGCAGACGGCGGTGGAGTGGGCCTCCATGGTCGATGACCTGGTGGCCGGCCTGTCCTCGCTGGCGGTGTTCGACGCCCGCTCCGAGGCCCTGGCCGCGGACGAGGGCCGGATGGCGAAGGATGTGCTGGCCGAGCTGGAGGCGGCCCGCACGCTGGCGGTGAAGCCCCTCAACGACGAGGTGCGCAGCATCAACGCCGCCTTCAAGCCGCTGACGCAGAAGCTGGAGGTTGCCATCTCCGAGCTGCGCAAGCGCATCGAGACGTACCGGGCGCGTGCGCGCGCCGAGGCCGAGGCTGCCGCGCGAAAGGCCGCGGAGGACCGGGCCGCGCTGGAGGCGAAGGCGATGGAGGCTGCCGCCGCCGGGCTTCCGGTCCCCGCCATCATCACCGAGGTGCCGCAGGCCCCGCCCGCCAAGACGGCGCACGGCGCCATCGGCTCCACCAGCGGCAGCATGGTGTGGGAGTTCGAGGTGAGCGACTTCGCGCTGGTCCCCCGTGAGTACCTCAGCGTGAACGAGAAGGCGATCCGCGAGGCCGTTCGCCTCGGTGTTCGCACCATCCCTGGGGTGCGCATCTTCCAGCGCGAGAAGGTGTCGTTCCGATGAGCGAGGAGCCCACCCCCTCTTCGATTCTGACCACCACCGGCACCTGGGTGGACCCGCTGTGCCTGGACCCTGAAACGGTCCACAGTCACCCGTTGATGCCGACCCGGTGCCGCATGAACGTCCGCCGGGGTGACGCGCCCCTGCGACTGCTGAGCTGGCTTCGCCACCTGGAGCAGCGCGTGGGGTGCCGGGAGAAAGGAGACCGCTGATGCCCAACAAGCCGACCACCAACAAGCGCACGCGACTGAGCACCGAGGAGTGCATCCTGCGGGATGCCAGGCGCACCCACGACAAGCTGCTCCGGGCGAAGTACATCCTGGAGGAGCAGGTCGCGCGCGGTCGCGAGGCGCTCAAGAGGGACGAGAACCGCCTCGGCGCCGTCGTGGCCCTGATCGAGGCGAGCGCCTGCATGATCGAGGCCGGCGCCGCGCACCCCGTGAAGGAGGCGACGGATGCTCAGTAACGACACCCGTGAAGGCTGCTTCGGGTGCCTCATCATGACCTGCTGCATCGTGCTCGGGGCGGCCCTCGTCGTCTTCGCCGCCCTGCTCTCCAAGGCCCTGTTGTAGGAGACGGCATGGGATACCTCAAGATTCCGAACCTGTACAAGGCCAAGGGTATCGACCAGTTCAAGGACTTGTACGCGCTGGAGAAGGTGCACGGCACCTCGGCGCACATCAGGTTTGACAGCACGGGCGCCGTCTACTTCTACTCGGGCGGCGCCAACCCCGAGGCGTTCAGGGCGCTGTTCGACGCCGAAGCCCTGGAGGCCACGTATCGCGAGGTGTTCGGGACCGGTGCCACGGTCACCCTCTTCGGAGAGGCGTACGGCGGCAAGCTGCAGCGCATGTCCCACACCTACGGCCCGGACCTGCGCTTCATCGTGTTCGACGTGCAGGTGGACAAGGTCTGGCTCGGTGTTCCCGACGCCGATAGCGTGACCCTGCGGTTCGGGCTGGAGTTCGTACCGTACCGCCTGATACCGGGCACCCAGGAGGCGGTGGACGCGGAGCGCGACCGGCCCAGCGAGGTCGCCATCCGGCGCGGCCTTGGTTGCGACCGTCCCCGCGAGGGCGTGGTGCTGCGCCCGCCGTCCGAGTACCTCAGGGCCAGCGGCACCCGCGTCATCGCCAAGCACAAGGGCGAGAAGTTCTGCGAGACGGCGAGCAAGCGCGAGGCGAAGCCCGACCAGCGCACAGTCTTGGACGAGGCCAGCGCGGTGGCCGAGGAGTGGGTGACCACGGAGCGGCTTCAGCACGTCCTTGACAAGATGTCGGAGGCTCTCGTTGCCGAGGCTCCCGCCTGCGGTCCCATCGCCGACCGCGTCATCTTTGACGTGGGCGACACCCCGGAGGTGATCGCCACCATGGTTGAGGATGTGCTGGTGGAGGGGGCCGGCGAGTTCCCGGACACCAAGCCCATTCGCAAGGCCATCAGCTCCCGCACCGCGCGGCTGTTCAAGGCGTGGCTCGCGGACAACCCCCCGACGATGTTTTCCTGACAAGAGAAGGAGACTGCGTGCTGACGAATCACTGGCACCATGTGCCCTGGTGGTCAGGTGGCGTGCTCCAGCTCGGCTGGATGCCCAAGACCAGGCGCGGGGCGACCAGGCCCGGACCCAAGGGGCGCAAGCGACACAGGCTGGCCCGAGGATTCCGCCGGCCCACCACCAACAGCGGCAACCGCCTCATGGGGCGCTTCCAGCGATGGCTGGCCAACGCCTCTGCCGCGTTCTACAGGAAGGGAGGTGACCGTTGAACCTGGACGAGAAGAAGCGAGAGCTGGCGCGCCTGGTCCCGGAGCGCGAGCGGGTGGCCGCCGACTTCGCCGAGGTTCGGAAGGCCCACCAGGACACCCTCAAGGACATTGAGGGTAAGATTTCGCGGCTCGCCCACGACGTGCAGGCCGGGCAGGCCGACTTGTTCGATGGCGAGGCCGTAGAGGCCGCAACGCTGGAGGTCGAGATGAAGCCCTGGGCCACCCAGCAGCGCGGGATCATGGTGCAGGCGTAATGGCGCTGCATCCCTTGACCCTCGACGAGTTCTCGGTGTTGTTTGGAGACGGGGAGGAGGAGAATGACCTCCCCGCCTTCTCCCACCCCGCAGACCCGTCATCCCGGTTGTTGCTGTTTGCCCCGCTGCGCGAGGCGCTGGCTACCGCGACGGACTACGCGGAGCCGCTCCCCGAGGTGATCGCCGCCAGGCACTGGATCGAGCATGACCTGTTTGACACCGCATCCGGGCTGTGCCAGGTGTCCAGCCTGGGCTCTCTCTCCAGGCACGTGTTCGACCGGTGGTTCGCGCAGGAGGTGAGGCGCTGGCGAGCCACGGCCTCCGTGGTCCCCCCCTGTGTCGAGCACGCCGAAATGCGCCGCAAGTGCCTGGCCTGTCTCAGAGCATTCTGCGCGTACTGGTCGCTCATGTCCTGTGACGGCGTGCCGATCCCGCTCTGGGTGGCTACGCAGGAGCTGCGATGGGCCGACCTTGGCGTGGCCAGCAACCTGCACATCCGCACGCGGAGCGAGTGGGACGACGCCGCCCTGGCCACGTTCCGTGACCGGCGCTGGACGTGTCAGCATCTGCTGCCCGGCTACCATGTGGGGCGTCCAAACCGCGTGAATTGTACAGAAGTGAGTACGGTCTTGACACCGCGCGCGACGGAACGTCACACTGCCAACGCGGTTGCCCGGCGCACAACCGCACCCCTGGAGGTTTCCTTTGCATGACACCACCCCCCAGTCCGGCCTCGACGTGAACATCGAGGCATTCATCCCCCATCGGGCCGACTTGGTCGCGCTCGAACGCATCCGCACCGTCTGTCACAGCAACGCTTGCCACAAGGGGTTCTGGGACACCGAGCGCAACATCGGCGAGGCGGTCGCCCTGATCCACTCCGAGTGCTCGGAGCTGCTGGAGGCGTTCCGCTCCGGCAACCCCCCATCCTCCAAGGCCACGGGCTACAGCCAGGCCGAGGAGGAGCTGGCAGATATCATCATCCGCGTCCTCGACCTCTCCGGCGGCGCTCGCCTGGACGTTGTGGGAGCCCTCGGCGCCAAGATGGAGTACAACGCCCGCCGGCCATTCAAGCACGGGAGGCTGTTCTGATGAGAGACCAGAAGGAAGTCCTGAACATCGGTGACCTGGCAGAGTACCCTCTGTGGGACTCGGAGGACTACTCCAGGCAGTACGCGCGAGACCGCGAGCGGTTCGGCCGCTGCGTGGCCTTCAACGCCCACTGCCGCGAGCTGCTGGACAGCTTCGCCAGGTGCGAGCCCGAGCAGGAGGGGCTCGTCATCGCGCGGTTGTACGGCGTGGTGGCGTACGAGCTGCTGGCCCTCCTGAGCGAGGACGACGACGACTCGTGCGGCGCAGACAGCCCGGCAGACTGCGCGGCCCCGAACGAGAAGGAGCCCACGCCGCCCTCTGCCGCCTGCCCTCCGGTCGGAGACGTGTTTCCCGAGTTGATACCTCGGCGCGTCGTGGCCGACATGCACGGCGTGCGGTTCGAGTTCGTCGTGCCGCCCCACTTCGTCATGCGTCGCCTCGGCGAGTTCTGAGGAGAGCCATGGTCAAGATACAGCTCATCATCGTGTTTGTCGTCATCTGGCTGCTCTCCCTCTGGTGGTCCCACCGCATCATCCGGCACATCTCCACCAGCATCTCGATGGGCGTGGCGCTAAAGCTCGGCCTCTCGCTGTTCCTGTGGCTCGTGCTGATCGGCGAGAGCATCGAGTGGGCATGGCCTCGGGTGGTCGCGTGGTGGTGGCGCTTGTGGCACCCCGTCCAGCACTCGGACGCCGTGGACGCCGGGGAGCCCCAGGACATTCGCATCGGGAACGCCCGTGACGACTGAGTCCATCATCGGCATTGACCCTGGCGCCAGCGGTGGCGTCGGAGTCTACACCGGGGGCCGGTGGAGGGCCTTCAGGGCGCCGCCCGACGTGCTCGCCTACGCTGACACCTTGAGAGGGGCCGGGGTTCTCCCGGCCCCTGTTGTTTACATCGAGGCCGTGCACGCCATGCGCAATGACTCGCGGCACAACGCATTCGCCTTCGGCTTCAACACCGGGGCGTGGCATGGGGCCATTGGAGCCCTCGGCTGGAGCGTCCGCACCGTCGCACCCGTGACCTGGCAGTCCAAGCTCGGCTGCCGCACCAAGGGCGACAAGAGTGTCACCCGCACCATGGCCCTGCGGCTGTGGCCCGACCTGAAGGTCACCCACGCGACCGCCGACGCTCTGCTGATCACCCTGTACGGCGCCGCATGCGAGGGCCTGGTTGACTTCCCTTGGCTCATGGACCCCCGTTGGCCGTACTTGCCGGAGCCGATTCCCGTCCCCGCCCCCCCCTCCCTCTGACTCCCACCCCCCTCTATACTCTTAGACACCCCCCTACCCCTGCCACTACACCCCTCGGACGCAGAACGCGCCCGACCGGTCTTGACAGAGCGTCAAGGGCATGGTATGCTTGAAATAGGAGAGATCATGCCGAGGCTATCTGGCCATGCTCTGGACCGCATCTTGGATCGCTGGGTGGAGTTGGAGGAACGGACGCGCTCTGCCGTTCCTGGCGCCCTGAGTGACTGGGTTGGCACCGTTGGTTCCAAGGTTGGCCGGTGTCCGGTGCGCATTCTCCCCCTGGACCCTAATGCCATCACCGGCCACGGGAAGCCGCTGAACCCCCTGGTGGTGTATCTGCGGCTGAAGGTGTGGAAGCAAGACCTCGGCAACGCCATCCGCATTCTGCTCCCGTACGCCAGGATGGAGGCGCAGATCGACCTGGGCCGAGCGAAAGCAGACAACATCAACGAGCTGCTGTCCTCGGCCAGATGGTTCCGGGCTGGATTCGCCGGGCGCACGGTGACCGCGGGGAGTCTACTCGCCACCGTGCGCGCTGTCCGGGCTCGCACGCTGGCGTCACTCCGCTACCTGGAGAGCGACCAGTGCCCGGAAATGGCCATGGCCCGTGACTGGCTTGCGGACGCGCTGTATCGGTGCGCCGCGGACGACCCGACATTCCTGGCCGTGGCGTTGAAGATGTCCGTCAGTCCGCCGCTCTCGTGGTACACCGAAGAGGGTCCGTCGGCGGTCCCCTACTCCAGCCCGTCGCAGGCCGCTGTGCCAGGCTCGTGTCAGAGTGTCAGCACCCAGACGCCGCAGTTGACATTCGGGACGCCATGTGGTAGTATGTCCTTGGAGGTGAAGAACATGCCTCAGGGTTTGCTGTTCACCATCGGGCACTCGCTCCATTCGACTGAGCGCCTGCTTGAGCTGCTGCACGACCACAGGGTGGACACCCTGGTGGATGTGCGGAACTATCCGCAGAGCAAGCGCAACCCTGGCGCGAACCGCGACGTGTTGGAGGGCGCATGCGCGGCCTCGGGCATCACGTATCGCTGGTTCGGATGGGGGTTGGGTGGTTTCAAGCGCCCGTCCCTGGACAGCTACAACAAGGCCGAGGGGTACGTTCGCCGCTACCTGCGCGAGGGTCGCAGGGTCGCCCTCATGTGCTCGGAGGGTAACCCGGAGGAGTGCCACCGGAAGGCGCTGGTGGACCGCTGGGTGCGCGACGGTCTTGTGCCGTCGGTCCTCCACATCCTGGCCAGCGGTGAGGCGGTCAGTTTGCCGCGAGGCGACTGCCGCATCGCGAGCTGGGAGGACGCCCCGGCGCCTGCGCCATGGGGTGGTCCTGAGCCGCTTCCCGAGCCGGTGCCGCCGGCCCCTCAGCAGCTCAGCCTGTTCGATTGATGTTCCAGCGGGGTCAGCATCCAGTGGTGCGTTGCCCGTCCAGGGCAAAGGGCTCGTGCAACTCGGGCGCTCCGCTCCATTCTCTTCCCTACCAGTAGGCAGCAGCACACGGTGTGCGTCACCCGTCCAGGGTGAAGGGCTCGTTCGACTCGGGCCTGCCGCTCCACACCTCCCCCGCGCTGAGGTGCTCATGGCGTTTATCGGCTCCATCACCAAGGACATGCAGGCGGCCGTCGCGAAGATTGTGCGGCGCTGGCCATCCACCAAGCTGCAGGTGCTCTGCTCTGGCAACTTCACTGTGGAGACCCTGTGCGAAACGGCGTGCCCTGGGCGCTTCGAGTTGTGGGGGAATGACGTGTCGCTGTACACCTCCATGCTCGGCGGCATCTGCTCGGGTGCCCCCATCCGGGTCGGCATCAAGGACGAGGCTCGCGAGCGTTGGGGCTGGCTGGAGCCGTGGCTCGACACTCCCGAGCGCGCGTTCGTCTCTGTGTCGGTTCTGCTGGACGCAGGCCCCGCCATCCTGAAGCCGGAGCACGCCTACTACGGGCGCTTGCTGCGAGCCTTCCAGAGGCAGTGGGAGACCGTGCACGAGCGCACCCTGCGCAAGTGCGAGCGCGCCTTCACGCTGCCGCTGCGTGGCTTCCATTGCGCCGATGCCCTGGAGGTCGCCGAGACGCTCGGCCCCGAGGTGGCCGTGGTTTCGTTCCCGCCGATCTGGCCGAAGGGGTACGCGAACCTGTACAAGGGGGTGGACTCCATCTTCCAGTGGGACGCGCCCGAGTACCCGGAGCTGGACGCCGAGCGCATCGACCGCCTTCTGGCGCGCATCCGTGACCGGGAGCGGTGGGTGTTGGCGACGGCGGAAGCGGTGCCCGCGCTCGGTGAGCATCTGGTCGGCTCGTTCCGCACCTCGCTGCGCACCCATGGGTTCTGGATGTACTCCTCCGACGCGGTGCTCGCTGTGGTGCAGCCGCAGGTGAAGTGCAAGGTTCCGACCATCGCCCACCTTGGCCCGAGCGATGACTTGGAGGGTGAGGTGGCGCTGGTCCCCTTGACGCCCGAGGCGTTCAACGGGCTGAGGTCCGAGTACCTCAACCCGGCTATCGTCCCGGCCAGCACCAAGTCGCAGTTCGGGGTGACTGTCGGCGGGAAGCTCGTTGGCTGTTTCGCGACCAGCTCGACCCAGGGGCCGATCAAGACGGTAGGGTCTGCCGCGCTGCCCGAGCCGTACCTGTACCTCATGTCGGACTTCCCGATACGGCCCACGAAGTACCGCAACCTGGCGAAGCTGGTGCTCTTCTCAGCCCTGAGCAAGGAGGCAAAGGCGCTGGCCGAGCGGATCGAGAACCGTCGGATGCGCGGCCTGCTGACCACCGCGTTCTCGATGCGCCCGGTGTCGATGAAGTACCGCGGGCTGTTCGAGATCATCACGCGGAAGGAGCTGCCGGCCGCGCACCAGTTCCGCTACCAACTCAACTACGGCGCCCCGCTGGGACAGTGGTCCCTGGCCGAGGGGTTGGCGTTGTGGCGCAAGCAGTACGGGGAGACACGATGAAGACGCACATCGAGCGCGTGAAGCTCGCTGACCTGGAGTTGCTGGACAAGAACCCGCACTACATGAGCCCGGTGAAGTTCCGACGCCTGGTGGAGAACGTCCGCGTGGACGGCTGCCTCACCTCGGTGCCACTGGTGTGGACGAACCCGACCACCGGCAAGCGCCGGGTGCTGTCTGGCAACCACCGGGTGATGGCGGCTCGCGAGGCCGGCGTCGAAGAGGCAGACGTGATGGTGGTAGACGAAGAGCTGTCCGAGGCCCAGCTCGTGGCCATCCAGCTCTCCCACAACGCGCTGATCGGCGACGATGACCCGGCGGGGCTGAAGGCGCTGTACGAGTCCATCGACGACGTGGACTGGCGCGCGTACGCCGGCCTGGACGACAAGACGCTGCAACTCCTGGACGCGGTCGAGGTGAAGACGGCGGTCACCGCGAAGCTCGACTTCTCCATGCTCACGGTGGTGTTCCTGCCGGACGAGCAGGAGCGACTGGAGGCAGTGTTCGGTGACCTGGCCGACGCCTGCAAGGGTAACACGACGTGGCTCGCGAGGTTCGCAGACCACGACCGGGTGCTGGACCTCTTGGACGCCGCAGCGCGTTCGCGCGGAGTGACCAACCAGGCCGTGGCGGTCATGGCGTTGTGCGACGTGGTTGAGCGCCACCTGGAGAGCTTGGACGCGGGCTGGCTGGACGAGAACGGTGAGGCGAAGGGTAACCACTGGGTTCCTCTGTCCACCGTGTTCGGCGTGGACTCGGTTCCCGCGCCCGTGGCCGCCATGCTGCGCCGCGCCGTGGACACGATGGTGACCTCCGGTGACATCACAACGAAGGCCAAGTGGCGGTTGCTGGAGTTGCTGGCCGCCGACTACCTGGCGGGAGGCGACAATGCCGGCCCCGAGAGTTGATTGGTCGGCAATCGAGCTGGAGTACGTGACTGGCCCGCAGTCGGTCACGATTCGCGCGATTGCTGAGCAGTACGGCCTGGACCCCAGCTCTGTGATGCGTAGGTCTACGCGCTGCAAGTGGGTAGCCAAGCGAGAAGAATTCCGCAGACAGGTTGCTATCAGGGCTCAGGAGAAGCTGGTGGAGCGCCAGGCCGATCTTCGCGCGAGGCACGTGAGTATTGCGAAGATGATGCAGGCAAAGGCACTCAACAAGCTGACGGCGTTGGACCCCAACACGCTGGACAACTCGGAGGTGCGGCACTACCTGCGCGACGCCGCGGAGATCGAGCGGAGAGCGGTCGGTGTGCCGGAAGAGGTGCGCGTGACCTCGCTGAGCGACGACGACTTGAGGAGCATGAGCGATGAGCAGCTTGAAGCTATCATCGCGGGAAAGGGCGAGGGCGGAGCTTGAGCGCAGGCGCAGGCAGCGCATTCGCGCGGGCCTCATGGAGTTCATCCCATGGCTCACTCCTGCGTACGAGCCCCCGTGGCACCTCCGCCCTCTGATCGAGCGCATCGAGCGCCCGAAAGAGGCACCGTTCGAGCTGATCTGCCACACACCCCCACGGCATGCCAAGACGGAGACGCTGCTGCACCTGGTCGCCTATGGGCTGTATGAAGACCCATCGCTCACGTTCGGCTACGTGACGTACTCGGCCACGCTGAGTCGGTCCAAGTCCCGCAAGGCCCGCGCCTTGGCCCTGGCAGCTCGGGTGAAGATGGCCGCCGACATGCAGAACCTGGAGGAGTGGCGCACAGCGGCCGGGGGTGGTCTGCTCGCCACGGGCGTGGGTGGTCCGCTGACTGGCCACGGCGTCAATGTCCTGATCGTGGACGACCCCTTCAAGAACCGCGTAGACGCTGAGTCGGCCCGGCACCGCGACATGGTGTGGGACTGGTTCAATGACGTGGCGTACACGCGCCTGGAGCCCGGCGGCAGCGTCATCGTGAACATGGCCAGGTGGCACGAGGATGACCTCGCGGGCCGCCTACGGTCACGCATGGGGTGGGAGTACCTCTGTCTCCCCGCCATCTCCTACGGCCCGACGCCCTATGAGCCCGACCGCGAGGAAGGGTCGGCGTTGTGGGACGCCCGGTTTCCCGTGGCGCGGCTGCAGGCCCTGGAGCGCCAACTTGGACCGTACGGGTTCAGCTCGTTGTACCAGGGGAGTCCGCGTCCGCGCGGTGGCAGCTTGTTCTCGGGGACGTGGTTCTACTCAGTCCTCCCCGAGGCCGGCTGGTCCGCGGCTTTCGGCGTGGACCTGGCGTACTCCAGCAAGACCAGCTCTGACTTCTCGTGCGTGGTGGAGATGGTGCGCGCGGGTGAGAAGTACTACGTCGTCAATGTGACAAAGGCGCAGGTGAAGGCACCGGCGTTTGCGCAGACATTGTTCGAGTGGCGCCAGCGGCGCCCGTACGCGCCGATGAAGTGGTACGCATACGGTCCCGAGAAGGGGTCGGCCGACCTCATCAACGCGCTGAAGCCGGGCGTTGGCCTATCCGAAGAGTCCGCACCCGGCGACAAGTTCCAGCGCGCGCAGGGGTTCATGGCGCAGTGGAACGCCGGCAACGTGCTGTTGCCGGAGGTGGACCCAGGTTGGGTGGCCCCCTTCGTCGATGAGTTGACCGCCTTCACTGGCACTGGTAACGACGCCCACGACGACCAGGTGGACGCGGCTGTCGCTGCGTTCGACTGCCTCGCCAACACAGGCGCCGGGGTGGTGGTCGGCGGGGATCGCACGCACGGCCAAGTCAGGCAGTACTAGGAGGTTGCATGGCCAAGTCGTCCAAGAGTAAGACGTTGACGGCGTTCACGCCGCCCGAGCGGGCAAAGGCGTTTGACTACCCGATCACCCCGTCGGACGCGATGAGTCGGCTGAAGAACGCCGGGTCCGACGCCGTGAAGCAAACGGCGATGTTCGAGACGATGATGCGGGATGACGCGGTCGGCAACGCCTGCGACCAGCGCATCCTCGGCATTGCTGGTGCTCGGTGGGCGTTCGAGGTGCCGGCCGACGCCGAGGGCGCCGAGGTGGACCCAGCCCAGGCAGCCGCCCTCACGGCTGGTCTCCCCCCTCGCCGCTGGCGCCGGGTGCTGGAGCACCTCGCCGGGTTCCGGCTGTACGGCTACGCCGTGGCCCAGGTGGTGTGGGCGCCCGACTGGACCCCCTTGTACATGGAGGCCGTGCCGTACGCCTCCACCGAGTGCCTGGAGGGCGTCATCTACGTGGTGATGGAGGACGGCAGCAAGGTGGACGTGACCGACCCCAAGGTCGCCGACAACTTGCTGGTGGTGAAGGCGGACGACAACGACCCCGCCTCTGCCGCCCGTCTCCGTCGCGCCGTGGTGCCCTGGCTGATCAAGTCGTTCCTGTTCCGCGACTGGGCTGCGTACTCGGAGCGGTTCGGGTCTCCCTGGATCAAGGGCTCGTACAAGAACACCGCAGCCCCGCCGCAGGGGTACAGCAGCATCGGCGCCTACGTGGCCGAGATTCTAGAAACGGTGCGGGCGCACGGCGTGCTGGGTGTCCCCGACTGGCTCCAGGTCGAGCTGCTTGAGGCCGCGCAGGGTGATGCGTCTGCCGCGCTGGAGCGGCTCCATGCCGTGTGCGACCGGGCGATCTACGTTGGGATCATCGGCCAGGACTCCACCGTGAACCAGGCGACTGACGGCTCGCGCGCCTCCGACGAGGTCCGCGAGGGCGTGCTGGACATGCTGGTGGAGGCGGACACGGCCATCCTCTGCGAGGCGCTGCAGGAGCAGCTCGTGGACAAGGTCGCCGCCGCTCGCGGAGGGTGCGACCCTGCCGACCCGCTGGCCCCTCGCCCGATCCTGCTCTCGTACTCGTGGAGAGGCGAGGAGTCCACCGGTGAGCGCGCCGAGGTGATGGTGAAGGCCAAGAGCGCGGGCATTCCGTTCGACCACGAGGAGGCTCGCCGCGAGCTGGGCCTTGCGGCGCCCAGCCCCGAGCAGTTGGCCGAGGAGGAGCGTCGGCGACAGGAAGCCGCAGCCATGTTTTGGGGAGGTTCGGGCACCGAGAAGGCGTCCCGGTTGGACCCCGAGCTGGTGCTGCTGCGCTACATGAACGGGGAGTCCAAGGACGCCCTGGCTTCCCTGGCCGAGGACGGGCAGCGCCAGCTTGCCGAGAAGATCATCTCGGTGCTGGTGCCTGCGGTCCAGCGCGCCATTCCCGAGGGCGCAACCCCCGAAGAGGCCGACAGGGCGATCCTCAGCGTGCTGCAGCGGGAGCGCGTGCGCCCCCTGGCGCAGGTATTCAGTGAAGTCATCCTGGCGGGCGCGTACAACGGTCGAGCCAACTCCGAAGCGTGGCTGCGGCGCATCCACAAGCAGAAGAAGGGTGAGTCCACATGAGCAGTACCTCCCGTGCGTTCGAGGTGGTCGGCCGCTGCGCTGCGTGCGGCTGCCCCATCTATGGCCCCCGCTACATCTTCCAGGGCGAGGTGCCGCAGGTGGTCAAGACCTGCCTCTGCGGCTACTTCACGCTCCCCCCCAACTCGTCCCCCGTCCAGTGGGATCAGTGGTCGGACCCGAATCACCCGGAGCCCATGGAGGCGGTATGAGCCGCACCACCCGAGCGCCCATCTTCCACGGCCACTGTTTCTATGACTGGGAGGAGCCGTTCTACGGCCCCAGGCGCGACGGTCTGCGGTACAACCTGCTCCAGCCGGGCACCGTGTTCAAGCGGCTGCGCCGCCGACGCCGCAAGGCCAAGGACCGCGCCGCCCTGCGCGCCGGGCGTGAGCCCGAGCGTTGGCGCACGAGCGACCGCTGGGACTGGCTTTGACCCCGCCATCATAGGCGACTGGGTGTTCTGTTCAGCAGTTCGTAGGAGGGCACATGCCCAAGGGTAGCGCGGTCGTTGCGCCGCCACACGACACGGTGTGGGAGGCGCTCCCGGTGCACGAGATCATGGCGCGGTTCAAGGCGCTGCAGTTGATGACCCCCGACGAGATTGCCGCGCTGGGTCCAGAGGCGTACAGCCTGGCCTGGAGCGTGGCCAACGGCACGAGCATGAGCATCTTGCAGACCATGCGGGACTCGCTGGCTGCGCACATCGAGTCGGGCAAGACCCTGAAGAGCTGGGTGAAGGAGCTGCCTGCCATCATGGATGGCACGGGCTGGACGGCGGTCAACAAGGGCCACCCCGCGACAATCTTCCGCACGACGCTGGCCACCGTCTTCGAGGGCGAGCGGTACAAGGCGCTGAACGCCGACGACGAGGTGGAATACCTGGTATTCGACGCCATCAACGACGACCGGGTGCGCGAATCGCACCTGAGGCTCGACGGGAAGGCATGGATCAAGCCCGATTTTCCCGAGGAGTACTGGCCGCCGCTGGGTTACAACTGCCGCTGTACCGTGATCCCCGCCAGCCACATCGACGACCTGGAGGCCATGTACGCCGACACGTGGTCTGGCAAGGTGCCGGGTGTGGAGGCGGACCCCGGCTTCGGCTATGCGCCGAGTATGCGCGGGCTTGGCGCCGATCTGCAGGCAGAGTTGAGCGCCAAGGCGCTGTCGCTTGGGTACGACGGACAGCAGGTTGCAGAAGTCGGCGCCGCGCTGGCGGACAACCCATTGCCTCCGCCGGTGACGTTCACTGGGGCCGTGAGCTGGGAAGAGCCGCTGAAGGTGCTGGAGGCGGCTAAACCGCAAGGACTGCATCATTACCTTGGCGGCAACACGCTGCAGGAGCTTGTCGACCTCGCGGGCGCACCCGACGGCGCCACGGTGGGTGTTGAGTTCCGTGGCCCGGAAAGGATGTTGGTGCGCTGGACGCATGAGGACATCGGCACGATGAGCGTTGGCCTGGAAGTAACGCCGGATTCGACTCGGGTCATGACGATTCGTGAGATCGTGTTGGCGCCGGGGGTAGCGCCTGGGACGATGGCAAACGTTGTCGCAATGCAAGCCTCTCGGGCGAAATTGTTCGGCTACGAGGGGATCAAACTGTCTCTCGTTCGTTCGACGGTGGCTGACACATACTTCACGCTGGTGAATCTCGGCTTCGACCTAGAAATCCCGTACGATGTGACGTCCCAGATGCCTGATCACCTACGGTCGGCCACCGTACAAGAGCTATTGTCGAAGCCTGGTGGCCTTGAGTGGTGGCGGCTGCATGGCGTGGGCACACCGCCCGACGAACCGGCCTGGTTCCATTGGGGGTACGGAAGCAAGTGTTTCCCGCGCCTGCGGTTGGTGCTATCTCAAATGGGACACACACAGGCGCTGAGCACCCTGGACGCCGCCATCGCGGCCAAGGTGCCGAAAGCCTCCGTCAAACGGTTGCCGCTAGCGCCAACTTCGGTTGCGCCGACGCAGCCGGCACCGAAAGTGACACCGAAGGGGGCTCCGAAAGTGGCGGTAGCGCCGCAAAGGACGGATGAGTTCCCTCTCCCGCCTCCGAACACGCGGCTGGATGGGGAGGTGGAGCTCCCCATATGGGAGTGTCAGCAGTGCGGACACCCGCGCTACGCCCCCATCCAGCCCGAGGCGTGCGAGCACTGTGGGGCACCGAGGCCCAAGCGGGTGTGGCCCGGCTCCGACCGGTCTTGACAAAGCGTCAACCCTGTGGTATAGTCAGAGTAGATGGCAGGGTGACCGAGTCCGGTTGATGGTGGCGGTCCCGAAAACCGTTGGCGCTGCGGCGTCCGTAACCGAAGGCTGGAGGTTCGACCCCTCCCCGCCCTGCCATTCGTTCACTCGGGGTGGTAGCTCAACTGGCAGAGCGCCGGGCTTTGAACCCGGAGGCTGTAGGTTCGACTCCTGCCCGCCCTGCCAATCGACTCGTTGGTGGATTGCCACGCAACGCTTGTGGCCCCCTGATCGGGCAGTCACAGCCCGACCCCGGAGATGAGCGCCCGGCCCAACGAGGTGACTCCCCGCCTCATGGCGCGGGACAGGGCTTCTGGTCCCGTGAGCCAGTCAATCACGGGGCGCGCCCCTGGGTACTCCTCTCCCGGCTGCGTAGCGGCCGGTGATGAGCCCAGGGGACTTGTCCGCACCCTAGCGATGGCGGACCTACAGAGGCTCAGCGTCGTGCCAGCCTGGCGAAACGACGCACCAGCCCGGATCGCGACCGGGCCATGCGGCGGTAGCTCAACTGGCAGAGCGCCGGCTTCGTAACCCGGAGGTTGTGGGTTCAACTCCTACCCGCCGCGCCAACTGCCACGCAATGCGGCGTAAAGGCCCCCAGGAGCGTTCCGGCTAAGGGGCACAGCCAACGCGCCCCCTGGCCTACGCCACGCGCGACCACGGGCCTATGTAGCTAGTCATTCATCCCCCCTTTTGCGGAGGTACTACATGCAGCGCAATCGACACATGCTACCGGGGCTCGAAGTCTGCTCGATGTTCGACGCGATGGTAGAGGCGAGCCCGGTGGTGGCCGAGGCTGAGCAGCCCCCCGTCTGGCCCGCCGTGCAGTGGGTGCAGCTTCTGCCGTACGGCGTGTTCGTCACGGTGGACGGGCGTCCGTTCGAGGTCAACCAGCACAGCGTGAAGGCCGTGGCTGAGGCATTCGGCAAGCGGAAGAACGATCTCGTGCTCGACTACATGCACTCCACCGAGAACCCGAACCTGGGCGACGCGCCCGCGGCCGGCTGGATCAAGGAGCTGGAGTGGCGCCTCCCTGGCGACGCCACCGAGGTTCTGCCCTCCCATGGGCTTTGGGCTCGGGTGGAGTGGACCTCGCGTGCTCAGGAGCGCCTCGCTGCGAGGGAGTACCGCTACATCTCGCCCGTCATCAAGACGCAGAAGCCCGGCAAGGACAAGACGGCCCCGCTGGTGGTTATCGAGATCGTGAACGCCGCCCTGGTGAACGATCCGGCCATTGACGGCATGGAGCCTGTCGCCTTTGCCAGGCAGCCGGAAGACCCCGAGGGCGCGGCCCTCGACAACGTCGGCGCCACGGACGACCCCGGCGCCAAGAGAGGAGCACAGATGGAGAACCTGTTGAAGGCACTGGGTGTCGCAACCGCCGACGAGGCCATTGCGCAGTTCGCCGCCCTTCGAGACCAGGTCGCGCAGCTCACCGCTTCGCTGACCTCGGCCCAGGACGAGCTGGCGCGGATCAAGGCCGTGCAGTCGGAGAGCGACACCAAGGTCCAGGCGATGGCGGCGGAGCGCGACTCCGCGCGCCAGGAGTTGGCCGAGCTGAAGCGCGAGGCGCTCATCGCCAAGTACAAGGTCCGGCTGGACGAGAAGCGCGAGAAGTTCGCTCGCACCCTGTGGGAGACGAGCGAGGGGCTGTGCCAGGAGTTCCTGGACGGGCTCGACGAGCCCAAGCCCTCCACCCAGGTGCCGCCCGCCCCTGACAAGCTCGCGCTCGGTCGCAGCGACGCCAGCGCCCCGGCGATGACGGTGGCCGAGGGCATGGAGGCGGACGACGAGGAGCTGAAGCGACTCGCCGCCATCGAGGCCCTCGCCGCTGCGCGCAAGGTGCCGTTCGAGACCGCTCTGCGCATCTACCGCGCCGAGAACAAGTAAGGAGAGACTGACATGGCGATGTTCGAGGCTCAGTTCACGTCCAACCCCCTCACCTTCACGGCCGGCGCCGCGGTGACCGCCAAGCGGTTCATCGGGTACAACGGCCAGCACGCCTCCGCGGGTGCCCGCGCCGTCGGTGTGTCCCGCTACGACGCGGCCTCCGGCGAGGTCATCACGGTGGATGGCATCGGCGCCATCGTCCCGGTGACCGCGGGCGCGGCTGTGTCGGCCGGCGCCGAGGTCATGGCCACCACGGGCGGCAAGGCCATCACAGCCACCGCGCTCGCTGTCGCGGCCCCGACGGTCGATGACACCAAGCTGACCATCGACACCGGCGCGACGGGCGTCACCTCCTCCGCCGCCAACGGAGCGATCATCACCGCCGCCACCGGCTTCCTGACCGCTGGCGCCATCACGGGTGCCCTGACCCCCAGCCGGGCCAACGGCATCGCCCTGACGGCTGCGTCCAAGGACGGCGACACCATCCTGGTGCTCGTCCAGTAACGGACCCGCACGCGCAAGCACTGTAGGCCAGCCACACAGACGGCTGGCCGTTTCGTTTGAAGGGAGAGCAGAAACATGAAGACGACGTTGGATGCCCTGCGGCATTCCTTCACCCCTGTCCTCACGCGGCGCGTGTACGGGTACGGTGGTCCGCCCACCGTTGGCACCCAGATCATCCAGCCCACGCTGGTGGACACGCTCAAGGTCAACATCCGCAAGTACGGCGTGGATCAGTTCACCCGTACCTCGGACGGCCGTTCCATCGGCGCAGCCGAGAAGGCCGTGTCGCACTCCTACACCCAGATGGAGGCGACGCTCGACGAGCACTCGCTGCGGCGCGTGTTCGACTGGCGCGAGAAGCAGGCCGCTGGCGAGGGCTACGAGGACCTCCAAACCTGGGAGGCGAACAACCTGAAGCTGAAGGTGATCCTGAACCGCGAGAAGGCGATCTACGACTTCCTCGTCGCGTCCGGCAACTACAAGAGCGGCCACATCAACGCCGTGGAGTCCGGGTCGCAGTGGAACAAGGTCACCAACGGTGTGTCGGACAACGACCCCATCGCGCAGATGCTGGCGCTCTGCAAGCTGGTGATCGAGGCGACGGGCCTGTGGCCCAACATCGCGTGGTTCGGCTGGCAGGCGTGGTGGGACCTCATCAACAACACCAAGGTCCGCGACCGGCTGGCGTACGCTCCGACGAGCGCGAACATGACGCCGATCGTGACCAAGGAGATGGTGGCCTCCCTCCTGGGGGTCGAGAAGGTCGTGGTCGGCCAGGCGGTCGAGAGCACCGACGGCAGCGCGTTCTCCCAGATTTGGGGCGACGCGGCCGGCGTGGTGTACAACCGCCCCGGTTCCCCGACCGACCCGCTGCCGACCTTCGCCGAGCTGCCGTGGTTCCGCTTCGGCACCCTGGCCAGCGGCGAGGACGTGCTGGGCTGGGCCAACTACCGCACCATCGACGAGAAGCGCGACGAGGTGGTCTACACCGAGGTCTACGGGCTGTACTCGGCCATGAACGCGGCCGGCGCCGCCCTCACCAACACCAACCAGTAGTCCAGCAGCGAACCGAAAGAGAGACGGGACGGGGGGGAGGGGCGATTGGTTCCTCCCCCCTTTTCTTGTTTGGAGAGTAGACATGCGAAAGCTGATCGTCGGGGACGTTGGGCTGATGCACTCCAACGGCACCCGCAGCCTCAAGGGGGATGTGATCGAGGTCGCAGACCATCTGGTGCCTCAGTACATGGCGCTCGACGGCTGGGCCTACTTCGATGAGCCTGAGCCCAAGGTCGTCCCTGAGCCCGAGCCCGGTGCTCCGTTCGACGAGCCCGTGTCGGCGCCCGCCTCACCCCCCGCCGAGGAGCAGGGGGACGGCATCACCAAGCCGCGTGGCCGTCGCAGCGCGAAGAAGTGAGAGGTGACCCATGGCGTACGCCACTGTGGCAAACGTCACCGTCTGGCTTGAGCAGGACCACCTCGTCCGGCTCACGGACGACACGAGGAGCGGCTCGTACAGCGAGGCGGTGCTCTCTGCTGTGCTGGCTGACTGCGCTGCTCGCATTGACGCGGACCTGGCTCGCGCGGGTTACTCGGTGCCGGTCACCACGCCGCAGGCGTCGCTTGACTACCTGGCGTCCCTTGAGGCGCGACTGGCGCTGGAGCCGCTCTTTCGTCGCCGTCCCCAGATGGCAATGCCGGACAGCGTCAAGGAGGCGTGGCAGTCCGCCCGCGACGAGCTGAAGGAGATCAAGGAGGGCTCGCGCCTGCTGCCTGGTCTGACCAAGAGCGTGGACACCAACACCATCTCGGTCGAGACGGACGACGACCGGGGCTGGAGCAGCATCTGATGGGCGGCTACCGGGTCGTGATAGATGCGTCGAAGGCCCTGAAGGCGCTCCTCGACAAGAAGAAGCTCAGCACCCTGGAGGAGATCGGGAAGCGCGGCGCGAGCTACCTCCGCCAGGCGTCGCTGCAGGCGTTTGTGCGCCAGTCGGACCCCGAGACCGGCAAGGGCTGGAAGCAGTCCAAGCGTGCCGAGCGGCAGCACGGGCAGACGCTGCTTGATACCGGGCGGCTGCGCCGCACGGTGGACGCCACCTTCGAGATCAACGGCGCCCAGCAGCTCCACATCTTGGGCGGGGTCCGCTCGCCCCTGGTGTACGCCCGTATCCACCAGTTCGGTGGCCTCATCAGCAACGCCTTCGGGCGCGGGATGCAGGTCACCATGCCCAAGCGTCGCTATGTCGGCTTCACCACCGAGAAGTTCAACGCATGGGTGAAGGCGGTCAAGAGTCTTCTCGGAGGGTGAGCATGGCCAACACCTACATCCAGGACATCCTCAGGGGCGTGGAGGCCAGGCTGGTGTCTGAGCTGCCGCACGCCGTGACCGTGACCTCCACCATCAAGGGGTCCGAGACGTTCGCAGAGGCGATGGTCCGCCCGCCGGCAGTGGTGATTGTGCTGGAGGGCGCGTCGGCGTTCGAGCCCGGTCGCCCCATGGGTGACGCCCGCAAGACGGAGCAGTTCACGCTGGGGCTGGCGGTGTTCGCGTCGGTTGACTTGCACCTCCCCACGGGGGAAGACCTGTCGAGCCTCTTGCCGATGATTCGCAAGGCGCTGACCCCGCAGACGGGCTTCAAGCCCGAGGCCGCATGCTCCCTGCTTGCGTGGCAGGGCTGGAGCGTCGAGGAGGTGATCCCCGGCGGCCTGGTTGTGCGGGACGAGTACACATTCACGAGGTCGCCGCAGGCGACTGACTAAGGAGACGACAATGAAGCTGTTCTACGTGAGCGCCCGTACGGGTGAGCTGGACCTCCCGTACATCGGACTCGCAACGACCACCCCGCGCCTGGTGCGGCTGGAGGAGGGTGTGGCGGCGGAGCTTGCCAAGCGCGGCGCCGTCGTGAAGCCCGCCGACGCTCCCGTGGAGGAGCCCGCCGCCGCAGAGGCGCCCGCCGTCACCAACCCGGCGCCCCACAAGCGCCGCAGTTCGAGGGAGGAGGAGTAACCCATGGCCTTTGGCACGCCCCTGACTGGCGCCAACGAGTCGCTCCGGTTCTGGCTGGAGACGACGTACAACACCACCCCCGGCACCCCCAAGCCGCACATGCTGCCGATCATCTCCCACAACATGGGGCTGAAGCGCCCCCTGGGCTCGTCCCGCGTGCTGCGCGGCGACTCCAACCCCTTGGTGCCCCCGCGTGGCATCTGGGCTGGTGACGGGCAGTCCTTCGTGGTGCCCGTCGGCCAGAAGACGTTCGGGCTGCTGCTGTACGGCCTGGTGCCCACCTACACCAAGACCGGAGCGGGTCCGTACGTGCACACCTTCAAGGTGCCGAGCGACGCCACCAAGCGGTCGTACGGGTTCGAGATCGGGCACACCGACGTGTCCGGCAGCAACTACTTCGACGTGCACCTCGGCGCCCTCATGACCGGCTTCGAGATCAGCGTTCGCCCGACCTCGGAGGAGGTGGCCGCGACCATCCAGGTGCTGTCGAGCGGCAAGCACGAGTTCGCGAACGCGGCCCAGAAGGCGGCGCCCACCACCTACTGGGACGAGGAGTGGGCTCGCCAGGAGAACGCCAAGATCAAGATTGGCGGCTCCTACGTGAGCTACATCACCGAGGCGATTCTGCGTGTGAACCGGCCCGTGGACATGATCCCGGTGATCGACGGCACGTCCTACAGTGACTACGTCATCCCGCGGGCGTTCGAGCTGTCCGGCAGCATCAAGTGCCTGATGGACGAGAACCGCACGGCGCGCGACCTCGCCACGGGTGAGGCCGAGTCCAGCCTGGCGTTCGAGTTCTACATGCCGACCACCACGGCGCACAGCGTCGTGCTGACGTTCCCCGAGGTCATCTTCGAGGTGCAGTCCAGCAACCCGTCGCTCGGTGACACCGGCAAGCGCGAGGTGGACCTCGACTTCTTCGCCTACTACGCGAACGACGCGGGCGCGTCCGGCGTGATCGGCACCGTCACCAACACGGTCGCTGACTACGCGGCCATCGTCTAGTCGTCGCGCCTGACCAAGCAAAACGGAGGACTTGTATGCCGCTGTCCAAGGCTGTGTTCGAGGGGCGCTTCGGGCGCCCCGTTCGTCGTCCTGTGCCCATGCTCAACGAGGGTGCCCACCTCCTGGTGCTGCCCGTCGCCAACCGCAAGCTCCGCACCATTCGCCTGCAGCACGGCGGGTGCCCCGAGTGCAACGGCCTCGGCGTCGTGTTCGCCCCTGGTGGTGACGGCAAGCCGGACATGGTGCAGTGCCCGGAGTGCAAGGGGTACAACAGTTTCTGGGACAGCTACGAGGTCCGTTTGCAGTTCCTGAAGGAGCACGTGAAGGGGGCGGAGGGGGTGAAGCTCTTCGAGGACGGCAAGCCCGTGGCTGAGGCACCCTTCGACGACACCCTGCTGGAGACCATCGCCGAGATGGACCGGGAGTTCACGGCAGTGCTCATGACGTGTGTCAGTGCCGCCCTGGAGATCGAGGCGAGTGAGGGAAAAGGCTAACCGAGGCCGCTGAAGCTCGCTTCCGCGGCAGGCGGTCATGGCAAGAGCACCTGACGCCCTGGGGGCGCCAGGCGTTCGAGGCTTGGGACATCGTGCGTACGCAGGTCGAGGTGGCGGGGATGGGTGGGGTGATCCTCGGCCTGCGGTACGCCGACTGCACGTCCATCCTGGACACCTACGAAATGAACGACCCAGAGGTGTGGGATGGCCTGCGAGTCATCGAGTCCGCGTACGTGCAGCACGAGGCCGCGAAGGCAAACAGCCGCCAGCGAGCCTCTCGCAGTGCAGGCGCTGGGCGCGGTGTGAGGGGAAGGGGGCGCCATGGGGCAGGTGGCTGAAGTCCTGCTGAAGGTCAAGTACGACGGGGCTCAGGGCCAGCGAGGGCTGGATCAGCTCTTGGGCCAGATCAACAAGCTCCAGGGCGCCAGTACGCAGTTGGTTGACCCCGCCAGTCTCACCCAGGGCACCAACGCTCTGGGTGGGCTGGTCAAGGGGTTGACGCTCGCCGCCGGTGCGGCCGGCGCGGCACACGCCGCGTTTGGTCTGTTTGTGGACAGTTCCAAGAAGGCCATTGCTGCCGTCGAGAGCATCAACCTCTTCACCGTCTCGATGGGCTCCGCAGCCTCCGCGACGCGGCAGTGGGCGGCGGAGCAGAGCCAGGCCCTCCGTCTCAATGAGGTTGAGGTGCTGAGACAGGTCGGCACCTGGAACAACATACTGCTCTCGCTCAAGCTGAGTCGCGAGCAGGCCGAGAAGATGTCGAAGCAGCTCACCATCCTGGCGCAGGACATGGCGTCGTTCTACGACCTCGACCCCACGGACGCCTTCGACCGTCTCCGTGGCGCCATGACTGGTGAGTTCGAGCGCATGAAGCGGCTGGGTGTCCTCGTCAACGAAGAGGTTGCCAGTCGCCTCGCCTGGGAGAGGGGCATCGCCCGCACCGGTGTGGCCCTGACGCAGCAGCAGAAGACGCTGGCTGTGTATCAGACGATCATGGAGGGGACCATCCGGGCACAGGGTGACCTTGCCCGCACCATGGAGTCTCCGGCCAACGCGCTGCGCGGCATGGGTGCCCTGTGGACCCAGGTCAAGGAGCGCATGGGCGCGTTCTGGGTGGAGTCCTCTGCGGCCACCGCTGCCAGCGGCGTCATCATCGAGGCCCTGCAGGGCATCAGTCGTGCCCTTGGCAACCTCATCGAGATGCGCAATCGTGCCGCCGGCAAGGACGACCCGCTGGCGTTCTTTGGCCCCGACGCCAACCTGGAAGTCATCGCGAAGGATGCCGAGGCGGCTGCCTCACGCGCCAAGGCCCGGTTGACAGAGCTGAAGGCGGCATGGGACGCGCTGCCCGAGCGACTCCGCAACGCCGATGTCGAGGGTGCGCGTGACGTAGCCACCGCGGACTCGCTCAACTCCTTTGTGCTCGGTTCCTGGCACGGCCTGCGCCGCGACGAGGCCGAGACTGTAGCGGGGCTGGCGGACCAGATCAAGGAAGCCGAGAAGGCGGTGCAGACGTTCGAGCGCACCAGCCAGGCCGCTCGCGACCGCCTCAGGGAGATCGCCGACGAGAACGAGCGTGATCGTCGGAACGCCCTGGAGGCCCCAGACCCCAGGATTGCCCAGACCGAGCTAGCCATCTTGGACCAGCAGATCAGCCGGCAACTGGAGGCCGGGGAGGCCATTGATAAGCTGGTCGCCTCGTATCGGCGATGGAATGCTGAGCTGGTCGCAGCCACCAAGGCGAAGGACGGGGAGCGCGCTGCCTACCTCGTGCAGGAGCAGGGGCTCTCCAGGATCGCCGACTACCAGAAGAAGGCGTCCGAGAACGGCGAGCGCCTGAATCGCGCGCTGGAGAGCATCGCCGCGTACAACTTCGACCGCCACGCAGAGCAGTGGCGCCGGGTGCAGGACGTGATCAAGGAGATCACCGACGACCTGGTGAAGATGGAGCACATCTGGCTGGAAGGCGCCGTGTCCAGCGGGTTCCTGAGTACGCAGGTCAACCCGAACGTGAACGCCGGCATGGTGGACCAGGCACGCGCGATGTTTCAGACCCAGGCCATGGACGACCTGTGGCGGCAGTACAGCCTCAGCGTCGGCGAGACCTTCGGTCGTGGCATCACAGACGCGCTGGCCAGTGGTGACTTCGAGCAGGCGTGGCAGAGCGTCTGGCAGTCGCTGTCCAGCAACGCCGCAGAGACGTTGACCCGCGCCCTGTTCGGCTACACCGAGCAGTACACGGACGAGAACGGTCGGGTGCAGACCCGCCAGGTGGCCGGCATCTTCGGCACCCTCGGCGGCGGCAAGCAGCTCAGCCAGGGGGCACTCGCCGGGGCCGCAGTCGGCCAACTGGTCGGCGGCTACCTCCAGTATCAGGGCACGCAGAGCGAGAACCGCGGGCAGGCCGCCCTCGGTGGCTTCATCGCTGGCGGGTCCGCCGGACTGAGCGCCGGCCTCGGGTGGTGGTCCATCATCCCCGCCGTCGTGATGGCTGTCGCCGCGTACATGGGCGCCGGCAAGAACAAGACCGACTACAACTTCAAGGGCGTGCTCGGGACCAGCCTGTCTGGCACGCTGGGTGCCCCGTGGAGCCCGTGGTCGGTGGATGTGACTGGGTATGGCGACAAGGAAGAGGCCGACATGGCCCGCCGCATCCAGGACAAGTACCGCTCCCTGTCGCACACCTTCCGCGAGGTGCTGCGCGCCCTGGAGCTGCCCGTCGGCGACTTCAAGCAGGTCGTCATCGACTGGCACGGGGCGGCTGGAGACTTCAACGCCGTCCTCCAGCACCTGCTAGAGACGCAGATACCCGAGGAGCTGTTCAAGCAGTACCGCGGCGTCATCGAGGGCGGGCTGGAGCAGCTCGGGGTCGGGGCTTCGCGCATCGGTGAGCTGATGGCCCGCTTCAGCGAGGGTGACCCGGAGCAGGCGTTGCAGTTCCTGATCCAGTACATCCAGGCCATCGTGGACAGCAAGAAGCTGTTCGAGAAGCTCGGCAAGGCATCGACCTCCGAGGGCCTCATGCAGGTGGCAACCCAGAGCGACTGGGACACCTACCTCCAGGGCTCCAAGGCGGCGTGGGAAGCGATGGCGAAGCTGTCCGAGGGTTTCCGCGACTTGGACATGGAGGAGCAGCTCAAGGTCTTTGCCGACGCCAGCAGGTACGTCGAGGCGCAGTACGAGGCCGCGGTGCAGATGGCGAGACAGCTCGCCCAGCTCCGCGAGGGCATGATCACCGGCACCCTGGACTGGTACGCCAACAACGACATGCGCAAGGCTCGCACTGGCGGGCTCGGCGCGTGGTCCGCGTTCGCCAGCAAGGGGTACACCGACACCCTCGGTAACATCCAGGCCAACTACACCTCCATGACGCCGGACGAGTTGCAGAAGTCGTACAACGACCTCCGCAAGTGGGCCGACCAGCTCACCGCCGTGGCCGACGCAATCGACCAGCTCATCCCGCAGTTCGACGCTCTCTTGGCTCAGTTTACCAGCCTCAACAAGGACTTGCGGATTCCGTACGAGGAGCGATGGGCCAGGCTCGGCGAAAGCTCCACCGACCGCTTCAAGCGTGTGGCCGGTGGTGATCTCTCCGAGATTCTGAAGATCAAGGGCACCCTGTCGAGCCTGGCAGGCCCTGACCTTCTGGCCGCAGCGCAGAAGATGCACGACCTCACCCGCGACGCCTTCGAGGCCGCGAATGAGAACCTCCAGGCCATCTACGACGCCTCGCAGAGCATCGCAGGCACCTACAAGGAGCTGTGGGCGTCGTGGGACGAGGCCGAGGCCCGGAAGCAGGGGCCTGACGCCCTGGGCAACTACTACGTGGAGCAGTTGAAGGCGCTCCAGCAGCAGATGTTCCAGGCCACGTCGCCGGAGGAGCTGCGTTCCATCAACGAGCAGATCGCCAAGTACAGCCAGGCGCTGTACGGGCTGGACGACGAGGTCATGCTCCAGGTCAACGGCCAGCAGATGAACATTCTGGAGTGGCTGCGACCGTTCACGCAGGGCACCTCTGAGTACAGCCAGGGCAAGCTCCAGGAATGGGGCAAGCAGAACCAGGAGATGGTGGACAAGCTGAAGGAAGCCATCTTCGGCGTCTGGAGCGTGCTGCATGACGAGAAGGACAGGTTGCAGCTCGCCGCCGAGTCCTACCGCAAGCTCATCGAGGAGACCCTCGGCCCGGCCACCGAGCTGCTCGTGGACCAGGTAGACGCCCTGACCGAAGTTCTGGTTGACAACGTCGCCACCTTCCAGGCGTGGCTCATGATGTTGCAGGGGTGGTTCACTGGCACTACGCCGGGAGAGACCCCTCCGACTGTCCCGGTGACCCCGACCATCCCCGGTGGAGGCCCTGGCAACTACCGTCTGCCTGGCGTCCCGTTCCACCGCGACTGGAGGGGCTGGGGTTGGCCCTGGAATGGCGACGAGGGTGGCGGCACCGGAGCCCTTTCTGGTGCGGCGCTCGACCTCGTGTCCGTTGTGAACGGCACCGCCTCGGCCACCCCCGTGGACGTGGTGGCCCTCGCCCTTGACGCGCTGCGCGAGCTGGTGGAGTCCATCGACGGCGCTGTCATCTACGTAGAGGCAGGCCCTGGGCTCTCGCTGGCGACCGACCGGCAGGTGTTCCGGGTGATCGAGCGCGGAGGCATCTAGTGCGCACCTTCGACACTGAGACGACCAACGCCCTGGCGGCTTCGCGCCGCCAGGGTGCTCTCTGTTACCGCATCGTGGACACCACCGGCAAGGAGTGGCTGCTCACCAACTGGCCTGCGGCCATCACGGTCACCGTGACCATCGCCGGCTCTCCCGTGAGCAAGACCTTCCAGCCCGCAATGATCCGGCTCGCCGAGGCCGTGGACGTGCAGAGCCCCAACTCCGCCATCGTGCACTTTCAGGTGGTGGACCCCGGTAGCGCCATGCGCGCAGTGGCGCAGGGCGAGCTATTCAGGGGCGGGTCGCTGCACCTCTGGCTGCTCCTGTCCCGCGACGTGAGCACCTACGGCTGGGGCATCACCCTGCTGGCGGAGGGTAGCGTCGAGCGCACCGGCTTTGACGAGCTGGAGGTGCTGGAGTTCGAGGCTGGCCCGGTGTTCGTCTTCTGGGCCACGAGTTCGCCGCCGCTGGTGGGGCCTACGTGTCGGTACGTCTCCACGACGCAGTGCTCGTACGCCAACTCCTGTGCGAAGACCCCCGCGGCATGCGCCGCCAACGGAAAGACAGCCACAGCCGGGTTCGTGCTGCACCTCATCCCCCCTGGCACCGTGTTGGAGTTCCGCGACTCGTCCTCAGCGACAAGTGTCAACTCGGGCTCGGCTACGGGTCCGAAGAAAGTGGTGATGTGGTGATCCCATGGCGATGACCGTGTTTCCTGTGCGGCTGCGACCCACCGACTACGCAGAGCGGTTTGACGCCGAGGTGCAGTTCGAGAAGGGCCGTGGCGAGATCGTCGAGATCATGGAGACGCTCGCGACGCCGATGTGGTACGCGAACGGCACCTGGCGCCTGACCACCGCTGACATGCTGGTGCTGGAGCCGTTCATCGCCGCCCTCGGCGGGGCAGACGCCTTCTGGTTCCATTCGTACCGGTGGCGCAAGCACACCGGCCTATCCGGCGGCACCGGCAACGGCTCGAACCGCCTGTTCCCGATCCCGTGCTCGCTCCCGCGCCATGACCTCATGTCGCCGGTGGCGTACGTGGCCGGCGTCACGAAGACCCTGAACACCGACTTCACGGTGGGCCACGAGAACAGGGTGGTCTACAGCGAAGACCTGTCGCAGACGGGGACGTGGGTGGCGCAGGGCAGCGCCACAGTGACCCGCACGGGCTCGCAAACGGACCCCCTGGGCGGCAGCAAGGCGTACCGCATCCAGACCTCGGGGGGCAGCCTCACCGCCAAGCTCAAGCAGACCCTGGGCGCCGCCGCCACCTCCGGCTATCTGGTCCGCACCTCGGTGTGGATCAAGAACCTGTCGGCGACGAAGGCCGTGACCGTCGATGACGGGCTCGGCTCGTCTCAGACCGTTGCGGCCAGCGCCGACTGGACCGAGGTCGTCCTGCATTCGACCTCCGCCGGCAGCGCGGGGTGCCTCCAGTTCTCTGCCCCCTCCCGAGGCGACGCCCTCGACTTTCGCGTGTTTCGTTCCTGGGTCGCGTACCAGGACGCCAACCTCGGCAACCCCGAAGCCCGCTGGTGCTACGTGCCGACTGGCAGCTCTGCCATCACCATGGACAGCAGGGGCCGGGCACAGGTCGTGTTCTTCCCGGCGGCCACAGCCCCCGCGGCAGGCTCCGCAGTGACCGCAGACCTGGCTGCCCGCTACGTCCATTCCGCCCGTCTGGTGCCCGGCAGCGCCTGGGCGCCCAAGCCGGTGGACTGGAACATGGAGGAGCTGAGCCTCGACCTCCAGACCGCAACCGAGGAGTAGCAATGGCTGACACCCCTCCGACCATTCGCCCGGCGCGTCCCATCCGGCGCAACCTGCCGCCCATGTCCTGGCCGACCGCTGTACTGAAGGCGAAGTACGGCGAGGACAGCGCAGGCTTTCCGCAAGAGCCCCGGCGCGTCAACGTGACCGACACCGCCAACGGTATGGCGCTGCCCATCGTGTACGGCGAGGCGCAGGTCACCGCCAAGCCGGCCATCCTCGGCGTCAAGTCCGACGGCACGCTGGTTGTAGCCTACTTCCTGGCGCTCGGCCCCATCCAGCAGATCGTCTCCTGGACCATCAACGGGCACAGCACGAGCGGCCTTACGGGTGTCAGCACCGAGACATTCCTGGGTGACCAGACCACCGTTTCGACCATCCTGAGCGGACTCATCTCCGGCTACACCCAGAAGCTGACCGGAATCGCCTTCATCGCCTGTGCGTTCAGCCCGCAGTCGGACTTCTTCGGCGGGCTCCCGACCATCGTGGCACGCATCAAGGGCCGCAACGACGTGTACGACCCGCGCACGACCACCACGGGCTACAGCGAGAACCCGGCCCTGTGCGCGGCGCACTTCGTGGCGTCGCCGGACGGCTGCAACGCCGGGACGGCCCGCGTTGACTGGACGAGCGTCACCACTGCCGCGAACCACTGCGACTTCAACTCCAGCGACAAGCGGTACAGGCTCGGCCTGGTGCTGGGGGAGCAGCGCAGCGGTCGCGAGAACCTCAACGCCATCCTCCAGTGCGCCCGGCTCGCCGAGGTCTACGAATCCGGCCTGTGGAAGCTGGCCGGCGACTTCGAGGGCACGGCGCCGGTGGCCACCATCACCGCCAGCGACCTGCTCGTGGACGGCAAGAACCGGCTCATGATCACCGAGACGACCGTGCCGCCGGAGATGGCGCCCACCAAGGTGTCCTCCACCTACCTGGAACCTACCCGCGACTGGGAGTCGGTGTCGCAGGAGTGGCAGGCCCCCGGTCTCGCCGAGGGCTACGTGCCCATGCGAGAGCAGCAGTCGTCGGCCACCGGCATCAACAACGTGTCGGTGCATGCGCGCCTGATGGAGTCGAACGCCATGGCTGGCATGTTCGGCAGGCGCCTGAGCCTCACCACGCGCCCCAAGTACCTCCACCTGGAGAGGGGCGACCTCGTGTGGGTCAACGGCCCGCTGGGCATCAGCCACAACGCCCTGGTGTTCAACGGCTCGAACGCGACGGCTGCGGGCTCATCGGCGCAGCTTGACCTCACGACCGCCGGCACCATCGACTGTGATTTCACGTGCCTCGCGGCCACTGGTGAGACGTTGCAGATCATCTATGACCGCTGGAACCCTGGCACGGCGCTGTATGGTTACGGCGCGTTCATCGTGAATGCGACAGGCGCCCTCAGCCTCCGCTTCGGCGCCGCCGCCGTGAACGTGTCGCCCTGCCCCAACCTGATCGACGGTCGGCTGCACAGGCTCCGCGTCTCATGGTCGCAGAACGGGCGCCTCATCGCCTGGCTGGACGGTGTGGAGATCGCCAACGTGGCGGGCGGTGCCTCGTCGGCCACGTGCGCGGTCGCGACTCGCCTCGGCTACCGGCTCGACGGGGCCACCCCGAAGTACTACCTGAACGGGCGCATCTCCCGCTTCCGCGTCTGGAACACCGCGCGCACCCGCTGGGAGTGCTGGCGCGACCTGCGCCGCACCTTCGCCAGCCCGTGGCCGAGCGGCCTGGTGGCCGACTTCGCGTTCTCGGGCTCGGGCAGCACCCTCACCGACTCGGTGAACGGCTACACGTTCACCCTGGCGAACACCTCGTGGACCACCGAAGGGGAGATGTTCCGCGTGGTGAACGCAAGGCCCCTGAGCACCTTCCTGGGGGTGGAGATGGAGCTGCGCGAGTTCAGTCCGAACAGCCTGGCGAAGGCCACCGTGACGAGCACGAGCCTGGTGCCGGTCAACCGGATTGACACCACCACCAAGCCCTCGCTGCCGGACGCCACGTCCGAGCCCCCCGCCCCCAGTGGCAGCCTCACCCTCACCGTGCAGGAAGACCTGGTCGGTGGGGTGAAGCGTTACAAGATTCTCGCGGAGTGGAACAAGGCACCGTCGGGGTTCGTGGCTGGCTACCGGGTGACGGTATCGGACGGGACCACCACCAGACAGGTGATGGACGGCTCGCGGACGGCGACATCGTGTGTGATCGACGTCCTGAGCCCAGGTGTGGCCCACCTTGTCACAGTGTCTGCGATCGGAACGAACGGCAAAGAGAGCAGCTACGTCAGCGGCAGCGTCACGCCTGGCGGTGGGACCACCGTCTCTGTGAGTCTCAGCCTGGTGTCGAGCGATCATCTGCTGGCGCCGTGGCAGACAAAGGGCCGCACAGACACCAAGGCGCTTGTTCTGAATAGATTTGTGATCAGCCTGTCCGGCGGTTCGGCGGTGCGCGTGCTGCAGGTGCTGCAGGACGACCACGTCATCGGCGAGCTGGATCCCACGTGCACCAGCTTCCCGTACCCCGATTCGCATCCGTACGAACTCCACTTTGCTGTTGGCAACGGACGCAGTTGGACGCTCAACGACTATCCGCTGGCAGCCGTCCCGACGTTCTGGGGTGTGTCGACGAATGGCGGAAACGTCATCAAGGTGCGTGCCGTGCGGCATGACGGGCAAACTGTCGACTCGCCCGGCGTCACTCTGCCCTCGAGCTCCTACGCCGGCTATCTCTCGACGGCGACCGCGTACGCTCGCGATTTGTTGGCAGTGGCATCGAGCGAGCGGGCGTTTCACTCTGCGGTTGGTTCGAGTCCGACGTCTATGCGGTTCCCGCGGACAAACAGCACACCGGACTGGTCGTGGGCCTGCATAGACGGAGGTGTGACGACGATCAGCAGCGGGTCGTCGTACGTGACCGTCACCCTGGAGGGCACGATGCCGTCCACTGACTACGCCGTTGTCGTGACCGCAGGAGACAACGTAACGGTGTGGGTGTCTGACAAGACCACCACATCGTTCAGACTGAACCGATTGGGGACAACGGGTTCGCTGGCGTTGAACTGGTTGGCGTTTCGGAGGTGAGCCGTGGAGTATGGGGTGGACGAAGTCCGCCGTGAGCTGGACGCGAAAATCGAACGGGTACGGGAAGAGGTGCAGCGGGCTGTCCACGCGGCCGTGGCGCCCTTGTCTGCGAAGCTCGACGGCCTGGCTGCGGAGTTCGTACGGATGCGACAGGAGGCTGTGGCGTCACTGGATCGCCGGATTGCTCTTGCGGAGGCGAGGCTGGACGGCAAAGTGCAGGCGTGCCGGGACTGCCGGGCGGCCATCGATCACCGGTTTGATGGGCACAGCCGCGAGTCTGGGGAGACCATGAACGAGTTGGCGACCCGCCTGGAGGCGCTCGAAAAAGAGCAGATTCGTCACGGGGTGTACTGGCGCATCGTGCAAGTTGCGCAGGCTTTGGTCACAAGTGGGGTTGGGTTGTACTTTGTTCAGTCGGCGCTCAAGCGTCTCTTCGGTTAGGAGGCATGGGTGTACAGCAAAAGTGAGTTTCGTGAGGCGGCGCTTGCGGCCGCCAACGCCGCGCGGGCGTCCGGGTCGCCGATCGTGCCGGAGGTGGCTGTTGCACAAGCGGCTCTTGAGTCCAACTACGGCAACAGCGGCCTGGCGCGCCACGCCAACAACTTGTTCGGCATCAAGGCAACCAAGAGCTGGAAGGGGCCTGTCTACACCCGTCCGACCACCGAGTACGTGGACGGCAAGCCGGTCACCGTCGTCGCCTCGTTCCGCAAGTACAGCTCCTGGGCCGGCTGCTTCGCCGACTACGGGCAGCTCATCAGCCGGCTGAAGTGGTACGCCGACGCCAAGGCTGCGGCCCAGCGTGGCGATGCGCGAGGCTTCCTGAAGGGCCTCTGCGCCAGCAAGACAGAGCCCGGCTGGGCCACCGCTCCCGACTACGAGAAGCGCATCCTGGCAGTCGCCAAGTCCCTCGGATTCAGCCTCACGTAGGAGGTTCTCATGTTCTGGTTCGGTTTCGGTGCGCTGGTCGCCGACATGGCGGCCACCTGGTGGGCGCTTGCGCTGGGCGGGGTCGAGAAGAACCCGTTCACCGCCGGGCGCTTCAAGCGGCTCCTGGGCATCAACGCCGCCCTGTTCGTCTTCGCGCTGTACCTGGCGCACGTCGCTGGGGCGCATGCGCCCGCGGTGTGGGTAGCGTTTGGCATCCCGCACGCCGCCGCATGCCTCTGGAACCTCTCGCAGATTGGAGGGTACTACCGTGCTCGCCGCGACGTGTGAGCTGCCCCTTGACCAGGGCGGCACATGGAACCCCGTGGTCACCCTGTACGCCACCAACCTGACGGGCTACAGCGCCAGGTTCGTCGTGAAGGCGAAGCAGGGGGACACCTCCGCCCTGCTTGACCTTGACAGCGACTCCGGTGCAGTGACCGTGACACCCGGCACCGACTCCACCATCCAGCCCGTCGTCACCGCCGCCCAGGCCGCAGCCTTGCCAGCCGGGCGCCTGGTGTACGACCTGACCATCACACAGGGGACGACCACGTACCGCGTCCTGACGGGCGTTCTCGTGGTCCGCCCGAGGGTAGCCACATGAGGATCACCGTTGACCTGAACGGCGTCATCGCCGACGTGAATACCGCGACCGGCGCACAGGGGCCGAAGGGTGACACCGGGGACGTTGGGCCTGCGAACACCCTCTCCATCGGCACCGTCACCACCGGAGCCCCCGGCTCCAGCGCCTCCGCCGAGATCACCGGCACCGCTCCCGACCAGACCCTGAGCCTGACCATCCCGCGCGGCGACGTTGGCCCGCAGGGGGAGAAGGGCGACAAGGGCGACACCGGAGACACCGGGCCGCAGGGTCCGCAAGGCATCCAGGGCGAAACCGGAGCGACCGGCCCGAAGGGTGACACCGGGGACACCGGGCCGCAGGGTCCGCAGGGTCCGCAGGGCATCCAGGGTGAGACTGGCGCCACGGGCGCAACCGGCGCAACCGGCGCGACCGGCGCGCAGGGGCCGAAGGGTGACACTGGCGACACCGGGCCGGTGCCCATCTGCCTCCAGGGGTACGAGGCCGGTGTCCTGTTCGACGGCGACCTCGCGACCGTCACCGTCCCGCGCTCTGGCTCGCTGACCGCCGCCGCCGGCAACCTGACCACCGGGCCGACCTCCGGCACGATGGTGCTCTCACTCACGCGCGGCGGAACGACGCTCATCACGTGGTCCTGGACCGCCTCGGGGGCCGCGTCCTGCTCGGGCACCCCGCAGAGCGTGACCGCTGGCGAGGCGCTGACCCTCTCGCTGTCCGGCTCCGCAGGGGCCGCTGGCCTGTCCTATTCCGCTTCGGGGGTGGCATCGTGACCACGATTCTCCAAGTGTATCCGACAGAGGTTGACTGGCTGGCCCTCGTCGAGCTGACGAGCGGCGGAAAGGTCACGTTCAGGTTCGACCATCAACCGAACGAGGTCGAGGTGCTTGCCAACGCTGCGGCCTTCGAGGCGACGGCTGAGCCGGACTACGAGATCGAGACAGAGGGCGGGGGTGTGGTATGAGCCCGAAGGCCGGCATGCAGAAGGTCAAGACCCGCAAGAGCATCAAGCTCAGCAAGGCCAACCAGACCAAGCTCCAGGCCGCCCTCGACCTTGCCCGCTCCCACTATGCCCCCCTTGCAGCGGTCTGGCACGGGCTGACCATCGACCAGCGCGACTCGGTGCTGTCCGGCAGTCCGATCCTGGCCGGCATCCTGGCGTTCGCTGACCAGTTCCCGAGGGGAGTGTAGGATGGCAACCATCACCTCTGCCGCCACCGGCAACTGGAGCGACGGCTCGACCTGGGTGGGTGGCTCTGTCCCGGCCAACGGGGACGCCGTGGTCATCGCCAGCCCGCACGTTGTGACGTTCAACGTTGACCAGAGCGGCATGGCGGCGGGGATCGCCGGAATCACGATCAACGCCGGGGCCGAGCTGAATTGGTCCACCGAGGCGTCGAAGAACTACTACATGAAGCTGTCGACCAACATTGTGTGTGTTGGTACGTTCAGGATTGGCAACTCAAGCTCCGACCGTATCCCTCGAAGCTCTACCGCAACTTGGGTCTATACCGGCAGCTCCACATATGGCATTCAGCGAACAGCGGACGGCGTCGTTGAAATGTTTGGCTGGGTGGGGACGCTGAACGACACCAACCTGGCGTCGGACGCAGCCGCCGGATCGTCCACCCTCGTGCTGGTTGACGACCTTGAGCTGCAAGCTGGCGACACGATTGTTGTTTCGGCGCTAGGCGAACACAGCGTTCCGTCTGGGGAGCCAACTCGCGGCGTTTACACGGTCCAGAGCTACACCGCTGGCACGAAAACTGTCACCCTTGTCGAGACCCTTGGGCTGGCGCGTAGCGCAGGGATGTTTGTTGCTCGCCTGTCGCGCAACATCGTCATGAGCTGCACCAACAACTCGTCTGCCTATCACCTGTACTTGCCGAACTATTTGTCCGGTGTGCACTTTGTCTGCACCGGCACGGGGAGACGTGGGGCGCTACTCTACTCAAACGGAAACGTCGAGGACTGTTCCATAAGCGGCGCAGTGTGGACATACGGCCTGGTCTACAACGAAGAGCGGATTACCGCTCGCAGGTGTACCGCAGCCGGCGGGCCGCTGGCTCACAGCATGACGAACTGTCTTTTGGAAAGGTGCTGTGTGGTTGGCTCGACATACGCAATTCAGGCGTCAAACTACGTCACCGGCAAGGATCTCCTTCTGTCAATGGTGTCTGCCGTGTACTACATGTGCCCGTCAGTTGCTTGCAGTGGTGCCAGGTTGTATACCGTCACCAACGGTCACGTGTACAACTCGTCCGGTGAAGCCAGCGTGTACAACGCCGTATCCTACTGCGGCAGCTCAAGCCCGGTTGCTGCCGCAGCGTACAAGTCGTTTGCACGATTCGTCAACTGTGAGTTTCATCAGGTAGGCGGCACCGGACGTGGATTCACCGAGCCGTCCGGCGGCTCATGCACCAACTGCCTGTTTGACGTGAAGAGTGAGGTTTTGGCCGTCTCAGTTCGTTACGCTGCCGAGTGGAGCTACCTGGAATCGTTCGACCACAACCAGGTGGCGGGCGCATTCCGCTCCTGGACCTGTGGCGGCATCACGTCCAGCGTCCTTGATGTGGTCGTTCCTGGGCGTGTGCGGTCCTATCGGTGTGCATTGTCGGACGCAACCGCCTGGGGGTACATGCAGCGCCTCGTGACGGTAGAGCCTGGGGAAACCCTCCGCGTCCGGGCCTGGCTCCGCTCTGACTACACCGGGGACACCAGGCCCCAGGCGCAGATTGTGGCTGCGGACGCAGACCCGCTGCGCGACAGCACTGCGTCGGCCCTGGCGACTGCGGTGAGCCCAAATGTCGCAGACACCTGGAGCGAGCACGGGCTGACCTGGACCAACACCGGCAGCTCGCCGCGAGAGGTGATCATCCGGCTGATGGCGAAGCAGGCGAGCGGAAACGCGTGGTTCGACTGCGAGTGGGGTCTGGGCCACGTCGGTCGCGGCTGGCATGGGTGGAGCTGAGCGCCCCATCCCCCTTCTGACCTGACACCCTAGAGGGGGCGCCCGGCGCCCCCTGTTGTCTACCTGGAGCAATCTATGCGTACTGCGGCAATCGCGCTTGCGGTCGCCCTGGCCGTTGTGTGCTCGGCTGAGGCGTCCCGCTGGTGCTGGAAGGTTGACCCGACCACCGGGGGCACCCTGTGCCTGCCCCTGCTCGCCGCCGACTGCCCGTCTGGCTGGCAGGGGCCTGTGGACGAGTGCGACGGATCGCCGCCGCCGACCCCCACGCCGACCCCGACGCCGTCGCCCACCCCACCCCCGACTCCCACCCCGGCTGTGATCCTGCCAGTGCCGAACGTCGGCAGCGAGGCCGCGGCTGGCAGTTACGACGTGCTCGGTGGCGAGATCAACGGTTACCCCGAGATTCTCGGCAACTACGGCCCGCAGAACTACATCCAGGCGCCGACCGCATACCTCCTGGACGACGGGACCGCGGTGGTGCTGGGCAACACCGGGCACTGTTGCTATTCGGCGCAGCAGGCGTGGGAGGGCGTGTTCGCCCTCGTCTGGCCCCCTGGCGGCGGCTCCCCCTACTGGATGCCCGTCTACGGCACCAACAACTACGGGCGCACCTGGCGCGGCGAGCACGAGATGGGCTTTGTGACCGCCGGCTACATGGAGGGGCGCTGGGTGATCGTCGGCATCGGCACCCTGGCCAGCTCGTGGGGCCTGAGCAACCGAGCGCAGCTCTGGGTGCTGGAGATGCAAGACCTCACCTCTGGCGTTATCACGTCGCCGTGGCGCCTCTTGCAGTGCAGCTCGGGCGGTTGCGACCCGTTCCCCCACCCCACCACTGGCCAGTGCATCGGCACTGGGTTCGGGGCGTCCCTGCTCCGTTTTCGCAGTCGGTGGTATCTGTACGCCTCCGACGACTGCTCGGGCTCCTGGCGGGGGTTCGTGCGGTACGAGATCGTGAACCCCGCAGACCTCACGCTGGGGCCTCGCGAGCGCATCTACTTCGACGGCGCCGTGGGTGGCGTCGGGGAGTTCGCCCTCGGTCGCGACGGTCGGGTCTACGCCATGTCCGACACCGCGGCACGGGACGCCCTGGACGAGTGGGCGTCCGCGGACGGCATCTTCTTCACCCGTACGGGGCTCCGCTGGGCCATCGGTGACCGCCCCGGCGCCCTCTGGGACGGCTCCTGGCTGAAGACACCGAGCGGCTCCATCGTCGAGCCTCGCGTGTGGTTCGCCAGCGTCTCCCCCGTGGACGACCTGTGGCAGTTCGCGCCCGCCAACCCATGGAGCATCTTGTGGTGGGCCGACTCCGCCGCCGGGCTGCCGTACGGCTGGTGGGTGGACCCGGACCCGAACGCCACGCGCCTTGAACGTCGCACCTCGGTGATTCGTCGCCGGCTTCCGGCGGCGGAAGGCCGCATGGTGCAGTGAGCATCGGAGGACACCTTGACGGTTGACGAGTACCGCCGGCACATGACAGGGACATTCGAGGAGTGCCTGGAGATCAGCGCCCGCAAGTGCAAGGACTACGCGGGTGACTCTGACCCCTTCGCCAACTTCCGCATGGTGCAGCACCTCGGCGTCTGCACCGTGGAGCAGGGCATCCTGACCCGGCTGAGCGACAAGTTCTCACGCATCGCCAACCTGCTCGGGCGCCCGGAGGGGCCGGCTGTTGTGGACGAGAAGGTGGACGACACGATCCTGGACGCCATCAACTACCTCGCCATCCTTCGCGCCTGGCTCGCGGACGGTCGGTGATGCGGCACGGTGTGGAGCGCGTCTGCCCCGCGTGCCGCAAGCCGTTCTCGGGTGACTACCGGCAGGCCACGTGCTCCCCCGCCTGCCGCAAGGCCCTCGGGGAGCAGTTCCAGACCGCCGTGGTGCTGAACGATGTGCACGTGCCGTTCCATGACGGGCGGGCCGTGAACCTGGTGCTCTCGTACATCGGCACCCTCCAGCCTGACACCGTAGTGCTGGGCGGAGACGTGCTCGACTTCTACCAGGTGTCCAGCTTCGCGAAAGACCCGGATCGCAGCGTTCGGCTGGCGGACGAGCTGCGCATCGCCCGCGACCTACTGCGGCGCCTGCGCGACCTCGCTCCGAAGGCCAGGATCGTCTACATCGAGGGCAACCACGAGCACAGGCTGCACCGGTTCCTGATCAACAAGGCCCAGGAGCTGTGCGGGCTCGAAGGGCTCACGGTGGCCGACCAGCTCCACCTGGACGAGCTGGACATCGAGTACGTCCCGTGCGAGGCCGACCGGTTCATCGACACCTTCATCTGGCTTGTGCCCAAGCGCCTCATGGTCGGGCACTTCAGCACCCTGCGCGGGAACGCTGGAGCCACCGCGCACGCCCTGCTGGACCAGTACGCCGTCAGCATCATCGACGGGCACTGCCATTCGGCGGGCTTCGCCCACAAGACCCTCGCGGGTGGCCGCATTGTTGGCGCCTGGGAGAACGGCTGCCTGTGCAACCTCGACCCGCACTACGTGCGCCAGCGGAAGTGGGCGCATTCGTTCTGTGTGGCCTACGTCCCCCGTGACGAGGCCGACTCGCACCTGTTCCATGTGTCCCAGAAGCTCATTCTTCAGTATGCGTTCTGGGACGGCGACCGCCTCTGGAGAGGCTGAAAGGACACGGCATGTTCTGGATCGGATTCGCAGTCGGAGGCTTCCTGTTCCTGGTGGTCGGCCTGCTGGTCGGCGCCAACAACAACAAGCTCGTGGAGCGCGAGCGCGACCGGGTGATCGCCGAGGCCGAGGAGGAGCTGAAGAAGCTCGAAGGCCGGGCGAAGATGCGGTTCGAGCTGTGGCTGGCCTACATCAAGGAGAAGTGGGGCCGGAAGTAGGGAGGGGCAATGAGCCGCGTGCTCGGTTTGTATCGGTCGCAGCGCACCTTGATTGTGGGCTGTGCCATGTGGGTGCTGTGCTACGCATGGGTGTGGGTCACCAGGCAAGACCTGCCGGCCACATTCGCGTGGTTCACGATGGGCGTCCTCACCATCACGACGGCCAAGTGGGCGCTTGACAAGTTGATCCAGTTCCGCTGGGGGCCGGGCGTCGGGGGTAAGAAGTGATGCTGGAGCTGAAGGTGCTCGCCGTCATCCTCGTGCTCGGCGCCGTCTTTGCGGCCGGCTGGGTCGTGAGCGACTGGCGCATGAGCGGCAAGCTGGAGAGCCTGCGCGGCGACCTTGCGCAGGCGCGGACCTCCGCTTCCCAGTGGGAGGCGGCTGCGGGTCTACAGGAGCAGGCGGTCGGCGCATTGCGTGCCACCGTCGCCGAGCAGAACGCCGAGGTCGAGAAGCTGCGCCGGCAAGAGCGCGCCACCCTGGAGCTGCTGCATGCCGCGGCGGAGGACTCCGCTCGCGAGCGCGAGGCGTGGCAGCGTCGTCTGCAGGAGGCCACCAGGCCGCTGCCGTCTGACTGCCCCGAGGCCGTCGCCGAGGCGGTGCGTCGCATCCAGGAGGTGGCCCGTGCGCCTCGCTAGCCTCGTCCTGCTGGCCGTCGTCCTGGTCGGCTGTGCGACAGCGAAGCCGGTGACCATCCCCGAGCCCGTCACCGTCTACGTTCCCGTCGCCGTCCCGTGCCCAGCACCGCCGCCCGTCGTGGCCCCCGACCTCTGGGTGCCCTCGCTGCCTGCCGGGGTCGGATTCGCCGAGCAGCTCATCGCGATGGTGCATGACTACGCGGCGCTCCTGGAGTGGGGCCGCGAGCAGGAGCGACTGCTCGACGCCTACCGTCCGCCGAAGTGAAACCGTTTCGCAACGTTGCAAGAGCCACGAAGCCCCGTCGAGGTCACCCCTCGGCGGGGCCTTTTCTGTTTTCGGGCAAAAGCCGTGCCAGCCGCTTTTGGTATTCGCGGCAAAAGCTGTGCCAGCGCGCTTTTGGTAACTCACTCAAAACACAACACATAACTGCGCGCGTAAGGCTCGCGTAAGGCGAGTTTGGGAGCCGCCTGTTACAACCCTACCAGCCGTGAACGCCCCGGCGCACCTCCCGGTATCTCACACACACAACACACCTTACGACGACGGCCAAGGCGGACACATTCTCAGACATGATTCCGAACGCCTCTGGAGCGAAAAGAGCGGCATAGGCCCCGACTGGACAATGAAACGTTACATGCGTTTCATGTTCTGTTTTCGGGCAAAAGCCGTGCCAGCCGCTTTTGGTATTCGCGGCAAAAGCTGTGCCAGCGCGCTTTTGGTAACTCACTCAAAACACAACACATAACTGCGCGCGTAAGGCTCGCGTAAGGCGAGTTTGGGAGCCGCCTGTTACAACCCTACCAGCCGTGAACGCCCCGGCGCACCTCCCGGTATCTCACACACACAACACACCTTACGACGACGGCCAAGGCGGACACATTCTCAGACATGATTCCGAACGCCTCTGGAGCGAAAAGAGCGGCATAGGCCCCGACTGGACGAGGGCGCCTACTTTCTAGAGAGTACTACAAAGACTCTCTATATAGAGAGAACCCTAACACCCTCCTCTAGAGTCGTGAACCTTCTAGAGACAAGACAAAGACAAGAACAACCACACACACGGTCTAGAGGGACTCATCAACTGTACCCTAGGGGGAGAATGGGGGGGATGAAACGCATGTAACACGTTTCATTCGCCATGAAACGCATGTAACGTTTCATTCCCGATCGACACCTGCGCGACACCCCCTTGACAGATAGGCGGCGCTGTGGTAGTATCCTCACAGTGGCAGTTGGCCACAGGTTGTTTGACTGCCGCCCTGGGTGGAACTTCGGTAACCGGTGCGTGGAGTAGGGAGGAGCCATGCCGATCATCACGCGACCGCTGACAGAGGCTGGAATCGACTACCAGGCGGAGCCGCGGCTGGAGTTCGTCGGCTGCGTGCTCGACAAGGGGGAGATGAACTACTACGACGACTCGGACTTCTACGCCGTCGTCTGGGACGAGGAGCAGCGGGTGGTGCGGCGTGTCATGTACGCCACCACGCGGGCGTGGTGCGAGAACATCGGCTGTGTCGTGGATGCGACACCCGAGACCATCCGCAAGGCCGAGGCGTTCCTGGCGGGCCACCTGTACGACCTCCTGCAGGAGTCGTACCGCAAGACCGCCGCCGAGGTCGCGGTCGGCAAGCAGGTGGTTGTGGTCAAGGGCCGAAACGTCGCGCACGGGGTTGTGGGGAAGGTGTTCTACCTTGGCCACCCTCTCGTCTACGGCGGACCGTCGAAGTGGTCCCAGACGGTGACCCGCAGGGTTGGCCTCGCCCTGACCGACACCAAGGACGCCGCCGGGCGCTACGCCCACGTGGCGTGGACCTACGCGGGCAACGTTGAGGTGTTGGAGGCGGAGTCCCTGATGCCGCCGGTCGCTGAGATCGCCTACGAAGCGGCTCTGTACTCAAAGACGCACCCGTGGCGCCTGGTGGGGGCTGACCCCCGCATGGCACTGATCTGAAGGGAGGAGGAGCCATGAAGCAAGCGCGTTTCGTCAAGTGCAACGGAGAGGCCCACAGAAACCCGTTCATCGACCACTGCATGGCGTGCGCGCCCTTCTGGGGCGAGTACCCGGTGTGCCCCGAGTGCGGCGGCAGCCTGATCATCTCCGACTCCCAGAAGACCGGGAGCTGCCGGAAGTGCTTCCGCCGCTGGAGCCTGCGGAGGCCCAGCGTGTTCCGCGAGCTGATGCCGGGCGTGGGCCTGGCGGTGATGGGGGGGGAGCGCAATGTCTGAGCGTTTGGTCCCGGCCAGGTGGTACTACGTGAGCGGCGCTGCCTGGACCACCCCGCAGGGGCCGGACGACGGCGGGGTGTGTGTCGCCACTCGCGCCTCGGCCGCGCCCATCCACGGTGCCGAGAAAGACCGCAACATGCGGCTCGCGGCCCGAGCGCCCGAGATGTACCACGCCATACAGGAGCTGGTCTCCGCCATGGACGAGCGTGGCCACATGTACATCGACGAGGGGGCGTGGGATGACTTCGCGTCCCTCGCTGAGCAGATACGGAAGGAGGTGGGATGATGGGTCGCTCCGTCGCCATCCGCTACGCCGTCAGGCTCCACTGCGTGGGCCTGCGCATCGACCCCATCGCCTGGAAGGGGCGGCGCTCCCAGGCCGCCCTCGACAAGTTCCGCACCGACCTCAACGCGAGCTTTCAGCCGGGCGGCACTAACTGGCCCGTGTCGCAGCAGCTCCCCGTGGTGCCGCACGTGCACACCGCCTGCCTGGTTGACACGGCCACTGGTCGCACCCTGCTGACCTCTCGCATGCCCGCTTTCGAGGTGGGGTAGCATGGGATACCGCAAAACGCTGGAGAGCCTGCTCCCGTTCTGGGTATTTCTGTACGGGGATGACAGCCGCGACCACTGGGTGTGTGCGCTAGGTGAGACGTGGCACGTCTCGCGCTACCCCGGCGCGTCGGATGAGCGCGGGTCGGTGGCCGCGTGCCAGAAACACCTCGCCAGCCCTGAACCACCAATCAGCGGAGAGGACGTTAGCTGCGAGCGTTGCCTGACCATGCTTGACAGGGCGGAGCGCCACGCCGAGGAGCTTGGTCGCCTGTACAGGGCGCTCCTGACGAGGGCTTGACCGACTCGCGAGCCCGGCGCTTGACAGAACGTCACGCGGGTATTAGAATGATCGTAGGAGGTGGACCATGCGACGACACGAGGTAGCAGACCAGACAACCCCCGAGATTACGTGCCCGGACTGCGATGGCAAGGGCATTCGCCCCCACTACATCCTCGCCGGGTGCACCATGCAGTGCACCACCTGCTACGGCGGTGGCGTGGTGACCAGGCCCGACGAGGGCGAGATCGTCCGCGTCATCACGACGCGCAACGGGCTCGCCTGCAAGGCACCGGAGCTGCGCGGCGCCGCCTACCGCGAGGCCACCCCCGCCCAGAAGCTGTTGCACTACCGGGCGTATTACGTGTGGCGCATGGCGCGCTTCCACGGCGGCAAGGACGTGCGGATGCCGGTGATGGCCAGCGTGCACGCCGAGCACGACCCCTACCTGCCCACCCTGGACGCGATGGCCGACGCCGTCGCCGTGCGGTTCCTGGGGACGAAGTTCGCCGCTGCCGCCCGCTGGGGCTCCGCCCTGGGGCTGATCGACCGCGTGCCCGCCGGGCTGCCCGCGACCGCCTACCCGTGCGGGCCGGTGCACGACGGCGTCGAGGAGGTGTGATGCGCAACCTTCGCGACGCTGTCCGCACCGTGCGGTTCGCCCCGTTCAACACCGGCTACGGGGCGAGCTGGACCCTCAGGCTGTTTGACGATGGCAGGTACGTTGGCGACGGCAGGGAGTACATCGGGTACGAGCTGCGGCAGCACGAGAACGGCATCACCACGGTGCTGTTTGAGGGTGACGACTTCTCGCCATCGCCCCTTGACGACCCCTTCTCAGACGAGGCCGTGCTGAGCCTCATTGGCTTCCTGACGGCTTGCCCTGGCGACGTTGACCCCGACTACTGGAGTATGCGGGCGACCTCTACTGCGAGGCGATGCGCCGGTTCAGCGACGAACCGTGGTGACCCGCTTGACGCGATGACAGAGTTGTGCTAGGGTTGTTGGAGAAAGGAGCGTACCATGGCTGTGATGAGCTTCTACGCGAGCGAGAAGGCTTCGGCGATACTGGACGAGCGCGTGCTCGCCGGTACGCAGAAGTTCGGTCGCTCCGGTGTGCTGTGCACGATCCTCGACCGCTACGCGGCGTTGGTGGCGCGGCATGCGCCGCCCGGCATCGGGGTTCCCGAGTTGAAGCTGCTCGCCGAGCTGTTGCGAGACGAGACGCTGGACACGTTCGGCATCGGGTCGTTGGAGCGCGTGCTCGACGCTCGACCTGTCCGCGTGTCGGAGCTGGCCCGCCGCTTCAAGGTGGACGCCAGGGAGCTGCGCGACAAGATCGAGCTGCTGGACTGGGCGAGCAAGGTCGCCCTGCTGGACGTGGTCGAGCGACGCATCGTCGCTTCCATGCGCCAGCCCAAGGGCCAGGCCCAACCCAAGACAGAGTAAGGTGTAACGGCCCGCCTGGAGCCGCTGATCCAGGCTCACCTCCTGCGCCGGGGCCATCCCCGGCGCTTCTCTTTGGTGCCCACTTGACAGCGCGCCGTGACTGTATTAGACTCGTGACAGGAGGTGCGAAATGCACGACAAGCGCGACACCAAGAAGACCACGGCCACCGAGAAGGACTCCAAGGGCAAGGGCGTGTGCCCGGTGCTGGAGCCCGCACTGCCAACGCCGTCAAGACTGTCCTACTCCGAGGCCCAGTGGCTGCTGGGGCTCGACATGTTCACCTTTCCGACGCGTGGTGCCCGGCTGTAGCGGGCTGCCCGACGAGGGAGACTCCGGTGACGAGCAAGGCGCCCTGGCGTACCCGCTACGAAGACCCGCGAGGGGTCTGGAACGAAGGCGACGACCACTACTCGACCGCTGAGGCCGAGGTTGCCCTGCGGCAGTACCTCGCCGCCGGGGCTCGCACCGTCTACGCGTTCAAGTGGCACAACGGTGAGGGGTGGTACAGCGAGCTGTTCCGCCACCCCGACGAGGTGAACCTGACCAACGGCAAGCCGGTGAGGGGGTGAGCATGAACTGGAAGAAGGCCGCAAGGGAGTATCGCCGCGCCGCGATGGAGGCGCACGAGCGCGCTGTCGAGCTGGAGAAGACCGTGGAGGCCCTGGCTGGCGGCGAGCTGGTCACCGTCCCGGTCCACGTGGTTGCCATCTGGACCCTGATCGGGTTCGGGTGTGTGCTCGTGGCCGCTGCCATCAAGGTGGTGCTGTGATGGACGAGTTCTCGGCGCGGAGAGAGGCGAAGGACACCGAGCGCCGCGTCAACGCCACCGTGTACCGGGCGCTCCGGGCGATGGTTGAGGCCACGGAGCGCATGTTCCCCGCCCCCCCGCATGGCACCGCCACCGTGACGCTACCAGGCCCGCCCTGCGCGGACGCCTGGGATGCGATGGTCGCTGCCCGCCTCAGCCTGCGCGCGGTGGAGGAGATGAACGCGGCTGCCAAGGGGGTGCTGTGATGTGGTGGCTCACCGTGGATGTGGCCTACGCCGTCGTCCCGCCCGCCATCATGGTCACGTTCCTGGCGCTCGTCTGGTTGTACGTGCGCGAGGATCGCAAGTACGGGCAGGACCGTTCCATGTCCGACTCCTGGGCGGCCTACAGGCGTGCGCAGGGAATGGAGGACACGGAATGAGCGGCGCTGACGAACTGGACCGCCTCCGCGCCCGCGTAGCCGAGCTGGAACCAAGGGCTGCAATGGCAGACGGCGCGCTGGAAGAGCTTGAGAAAATTGGATGGCCCTGCGGGCTGGCTGAACTCCCGGCGGTGTATCTACAGCTTTGCGCTTCCGTCACCGAGCTAAAAAGCGAGCTGACCTCGTACCGCGATAGGCTCGACCTGGCGGAGCGGTATCACGACGAGGCCGAGGCTGAGCGGACTGCGATGCGCGGCAAGCTCGCGGTGGCGGAGGCGGCGCTGGTGGAGATCAGAGATGATCCCGATGTGTACCACCGCCAGATTGCCGAGGACGCGCTGGAGGCCACTGGCACCCGCGAGGCGGCGATCCTGCGGGCGGCGGAGGAGCAGGAGCGCGCGACCCACAATCCGGAGTGGTGGGAGCATGAGTACCAAGAGGCATGTAAGCGCACCTGCGCTGCCGTGCGCGGGGAGGAGGTGCGCGATGAGTGAGCCGTGGGATGCGTTCTGCCCCGAATGTGGGCATGCCTGTGTCGATGAGGACGGCTGCTGTTGTGTCTGTGGTCGGGACGCCTACCCGATCCCTAGGGCAACGGCGGAGCTGCTCGCCCGCGTGGCCGAGCTGGAGGGCAAGCTCGCGGCGTCCCAGGCGGCGCTGGTGGAGATCAGAGACAACCCGTATGCCTCCGCGCACCAGGTCGCAGCGCTGGCGCTGGAGGCCACAGGCGCCCGCGAGACCCGCATCCTGCGGGCGGCGGAGAAGGTCCGAATGGACTGCATCGAGGACGTGGAGCCGCGAGTTCCTGCGGCTGCTGCGCGACTGAGCTGCTGCAACCAGGGGGGCACCTTCGGGTGCCCCCTTGACAAACAGGGCGCTAGATGTTAGATTGATAATAGGAGGTGGGCGATGACGAAAGCGGAACAAAGGCAAGCCAGGCGCATCAGGAAGCAGTACAGGAAGATGATGGCGCGTCTGCGGCGCGCCGGCATCATCGTGAAGGGATGGAACGTATGAGGCCCGACAACACGATGTTCGCTGGGGCTGGGCACTTCGAGCGCCCGCTGTTCAGCGAGCTGCTGGACCGGATCACTCGCCAGGAGCGCGGGAAGACGATTCTGCGGGCGAGCGCGCCGTCGCACTGGTGCCCGAAGGACACCCCGAAGGACGAGGTGCTGAAGCGTCACCGCGCCTACTTCCTGTGGCGACTGGCCCGCTTCCACGGCGGCCTCGACGTGCGGTTCCCCGACGTGGCGTACATGCTGAACGAGCGCGACCCGTACCTGGACCTGCTGGAGCAGTGGGCCGACGAGGTCGCGAAGAGCCTGCTCGGCACGAACATGGCAGCGGCTGCGCGCTGGGGGATGGCCCTCGGCTACACGAACCGCGTGCCCGCCGGTCTGCCGCCCACTGCGTACCCTGGTGGCCCGGAGCACGACCGGGCGGCGCATGAAACGCCGACCATCGACCCACCGCGCGGCCTGGCACCGGTCGGGCTGGAGGAGCTACCGCTGGACATGTTGGAGACAGGTGATGACGACCCCACAGAGACCTGCGCCGCCGTGCGCGGGGAGGAGGTGCGCGATGAGTGAGCTGTACACGACGTTCGATCTACTTCGCCAGGCAAGCGCCTGCACGGAGCGGTACGCCCACCTCGGGCGTGCGCTTGGCGGCATCAAGAGGTACGGGCGCACCACGCCGATCTCACTGCTCCGCATCCTTGCAACAAACGGTCTCGATGACGCCCTATGGGCACTGCGGGCGGTTCCACCGGAGCAGGTTGCCGTCCGCGACCGGCTGGCGCGGCTGTACGCCTGCTGGTGTGTGCGGCAGATATGGGGCCTGCTCACGGACAAGCGGAGTCGAGCTGCGGTGGAGGTCGCGGAGCGGTATGCCATCGGTGAGGCGACGTGCAACGAGCTGGCTGCCGCCAGTGCCTCCGCCTGGGACGCCAGTGCCTCCGCCTGGGCCGCCAGGGCTGCCGCCAGTGCCTCCGCCTGGGACGCCAGGGCTGCCGCCAGTGCCTCCGCCTGGGACGCCAGGGCTGCCGCCAGGGCCGCCGTCTGGGACGCCAGGGCTGCCGCCAGGGCCTCCGCCTGGGACGCCAGTGCCTCCGCCTGGGCCGCCAGGGCTGCCGCCAGGGCCGCCGTCTGGGACGCCAGGGCTGCCGCCAGGGCCGCCGTCTGGGACGCCGACGCCAGTGCCTCCGCCTG